CTGCATGGGTTAGAAAGGTAGCGTATGAGGCATTACAACGTGAATTTACTAGCTCAGAATATAAAATTGCTGAAGCCAAAGACGAGTTGATGTGGAGAGAATCTGTACAAAGACGAATTGACGGAAGAAAGCAGAAAGACTAAAACAACTTTTAAAAAATGAAAAGAATAACTTGGGTCGAGTGCCCAGGCTGTAAAATGTACAGCGATCAGAAGGTTGTCCGTTCTGAAAGAAATTCAAAATTTATAACTATTCGTAGAAGAGAATGTTATGAATGTGGACATAGATGGGAAACGATCCAATATCCTGAGATTATAGTTTCCAAGCAACAGGCAGCCTACGCTCGGTGTGAGTGACGCTTTGTTATATGTCTATACTTTAAGTGCATATAAAACTGCTCCATCCACCATCTAAGTTTGTAAATTCCTGTACTCTTTTTTGTTTTGGTTTGCAGTACAGCTAATGTTGCTTCTAATTCTATTACTCTCATCATTGCTTTAGATAGTACGGCTTCAGCCCTTGCATGGTTCTTCATCATGTCTATGCAAAAAGCTTTTATGGTTTTTATATCTTCACAAGCCCACACTTCTCTACATCGAAGTTCTATCGCTAGTTCCACTTCGGGAGATAGCTCCGTGTGAATCATTTTCATAAACCCGTCATCTTTCATGTCATTGAAGAGAGGTAGTAGAACCTGGAAACATTCTGGCTTCTATAAAAGCAACTGCTTGATCGTCTATTGTATTGTCCGTTTGCTTGGCTATTGCCTTTAACAAATCCACTATCAATCTTTTCATTGCCTTGGATTTAATAAAGACTAGAAGGATAGGTTTTAGAATTTTTACCATCGTTTTTATGTGTTACTTCCCAAACATAGCTACTTTGCTAGTATTAGACAAGAATCTTTACTTTTATGGCTGAAGAGAAAGAAGAAAAAGAAGGTATTGAATGGGGTGAACTTTTTGGTCATGCGATCAGATTTCTGATTTTGACCTGGAGTTTATCAATGATGACTTTGGGATACATGGGTAAGGTAAGGATTGATGGAGCGTTTACGGCTGGACTCGTCAGTGGGGTGCTCGGAAGCTATGGAATTTCAGTAGGAAACAAGAAAAGTGGCACAAATAACAGTAATAGTCCTAAAATAGTAGATAATAGTAAAAACAAAGTAGGTATCAAATGAAAAGACTACTACCTTTTATATTTCTTGTATCTGCACCAGCTTATGCGGACATGAATCATTCCATATCATCCAGTGTAAAGTTTGAATCACTTTCAGCAGCTAGTACAGCTGATAAGATCGGTAGTTCATACAGTATCTCAGGTAATAATGTAACAACTGTGGACTCAAATTCAGCAGCTACAATAGGTGGGTTTGGTTCTGTTACAAATGGCGTACCAGCAGTAACTTTTCCTTCTGCTACGCAAGCGACTTCGGGAGAAGCCTTTAGTTTTACTACTAGCTATTTGGAAGGAGATGCCACCCCAGGTAGTGCAGTTACAGTAGGAACTGTACCAAACTTCAGTGATTTAACCTCAACTTCTGCTGGAAGTGTAGGAACAGCAGCAGTAGCAATAGATAATCACACTATTACGATGACACCTGGAACTGGAACGGGTATTGTAATGACAGGTCAGTTTGTCGTTGATCTCACTATCGAATGAGGAGGCTACTTCTTCTTGGCTTTGTTATATCTGCTCCTTGTTACGCTGTGCCAGTTATACCTAATTTTACGCAGGGTAGTTCCACCAGCCGAACCGAAACTACCACAAATATTACAGAGACTATACGAACAACAGAATATAATTCTGGGTTTCTTTACTCAGTTACAGGATCGGGTATTCAGCATGACGGATCTTCTATTACTCCAGCAGCTACCTCAGTTAGTGAAACAATAAACGGAACTACTCATACATGGCAGGGATTAAATCTAGACCAAAGACCAAACTGGACTCAAACAAATCAGGGAGATGCTTTTCAATTTACAGAAGTTTATCAAGCACCTGGAATGGAATCCGTAACAGACATTACACGCACGATCCAAAGCACAAGCGTCACAGATACCACAACTATCTTCTCGCAATAAGTCTGCTAGGTAATCCTGTACTAGCTAATACAAGCAATACGGCTGCTCCAAGTGCATCGGCCTCTGGATCGGTTTCAAACTTTGCGACCCAAGTTTTAGGTGGACCAATGGTAGAAAATACATACGGAAATAATATCAAGTGTTCTGGGCCACAAATGACAGTAAGCCCATTTGTCACTACATCGTTCAACCAAAAAAGGCCACAGGACTACATTTACCATACACCCGTGTACGATCCAACAGACGCAAATGATGATGGAGTGCCAGATAATCCAGGAAATGTACTTTATTATCAAGAAAACTACAGTGGTAACAAGGATTCTTTAGGACTTAACTTTGGATTCGCACTTACATTTAATATTCCGCTAGATAAAAGATTTCAAGATTCTTGTCTTGACGCAGCTAATACACAAATAAATTTACAGAAACAAGAATTAAATGCAAAGCTGCTCAACTATGAAATAGCCCGTTTAAAAAATTGTGGAGAATTATACTTAAAGGGAATTTCTTTCGACCCTAAATCTAACTTTGCAAAATTATGCGAAGGGGTCGTTGTTCAACCGCCTCCAAATCAAGTTATACCTCACAGTCATAAATTAAAGCAGTAGACAAGCACGGGTTTTAACTTGTCTACCTAGACGCCCTATCCATTGCCTTGGCGAATAGGGTTCTTTTATTTTAACTTATCTTTCTTCTTTGTCAGCTTTTTTATTAGGTTTTTTACTAAGGGTTTGACAATATTAAGCAGTAATGGAGTAGAGGCAGCAACAGTAGCAATAACAGCAGTGCTAACAAGCTGTGGAGGATTCGGTATGTATTGCTCGATGAATTTAGTGCTTTCATACAAGGTTATACATTCACTACCATCTTCGCTTCTTTCATGTCCAATGACACGTTCCAGTTTAAATTCGTTACGATAATCCCCTACTCTTTGATCTTTTTTGCCAGGACAGGCAACAAAAAGCGGATCATCTTTTTTCTTTTTTGGTTCGTATTTTGGAGGTTCTACCGTTGGTTGAACAAATTCTTGTTCCTGATTTTGGGGGGTTTCTGATTGTGTATATACAAATTCGTTGGGGTTATACTGCAAAGGTTCAAAACTAGGAATACTGAAGTTACCACATTCTGTATATGTGCCGTATTCATCTTTATCACTATCAATGAGACTTGTAAGATTATTTCTATGTACTCTTACACAACCAGGAATATCAACTATAGGTTTACTTATGTTATTTAATGTTGGTACGTTAGGCTTCCATATCGGTATTTTATGAATCTCAATCCTGTTTACACTAATCTTTGGTATTTCCATCTTTTATATCTCCTATAGAAATAGACCAGCCATCTTCTCCAAACTTACCTTTTTCTACAATCTTAGGTTTTTTTACTTTTTTATCTAATTCTTCGTGATATTTTTTTATGTCATTATCAAGTTCTAAATTGAATTTTTGCATACGCATCCAATGGATAAACTTATCTACATAGTATTTAACTAACTTTTTTATAAAACCAAATATCATTTTGGTAAATAAACTTCTACATAAGAATTACATTTAGGACAAGATAAATTAGTTACCATTGAATATTCTTCTGAAAGAACAGGTTGAAAATCTTCATCAATACTATGATCTCCACCCCAGATTAATTCGGTTTTACAATGCCAGCAGTTCAAATTCCTAATCCTTTTGGTATTGGTAATGATTCTCCTGTAACATCAGGTAATTCTTTTTCCAGTATTTTTGGCATCATGCCTTGAACATTCCCAAGGATCTCATTCATTACTTGAGACTTAAAATTTTCAGATGTTACATATTTGTATGCAAAGTACATTCCACCGCTCATAGAGGCTACCATTACAAATGAGACAATACTTAAAATGTTTGCGATTTTTTGAAACATGGTCAAAGAAGTTCTTAATAAAATGGTAGCACCACTTACTCTGATGGTGCTGTTGCTTCTTGTGGGGTTGATGCCTCTGTATCTGATGGCTGGTTTGCTTCGGGTTCAGCTTCAAGAATCTGTTGTTCGAGAATCTTCATTGCACCGCTGACTTCATATAAAGCAATTTGTAAATTTTGCCTTTCAATAGCAAGTTGTTGTAGTTTTTCTTTAAGATTCATAGTTTAATAGAGTTTTTTACCAGCAACAATAGCAGCATCTATGGCTGTAAAATCTTCTGATGTCCAGATAGATGTCGTTCCATCTAGCTTTTTGTAAGCTTTAATAATTTCGAGATGCTCTACATTTCTCTGAATTTTTTCTTTAAATTCAGCTTCAGTTTCATCGCCTGTTTTTGCTGTGTCAATAACAGTAACGCTATCACCAGCACCAGAATAAATTACTGCAATTTCTTCTGCGGTTTTTTCTTCCATAATTAAAAAATTGGATTACTTTTAGTTTACCCTGCTTCGAGGGCTTTGACTTTTACGGATAACTCTTTTACAGCATTAACTAAATACCACATTAAATTATCAGAATTTACAGTCTTAATACCATACGATGATGTTTCTACACATTCAGGTAATACTTCTTCAAGTTCTTGTGCAATTACACCAATTTGTTGACCAGATTTATCTACTGCTACGTTTTTAGCTACTTTTTCTAATTCTGGATTATTTTCAATAATCTCTTCTAAAGTTTTATATTCAAAATTCCGTATTTGGATTTTTTCAAGTAAATTTATTCCAGAATTATTATTAACAATATTTTTCTTTATTCTTCTATCAGAAGTAGTTGACCAACTAGAGCTATTATCACTTTGGAATGAACCCGAAGATGCTCGGACTTTAAAAGTATCACTACCAGCACCAGCAATGTTATATCCTAAAACTATTGACCTGTCAGAATTTCCAACCCTTGAATAATTACCAATAGAAATATTTTGCCCACCTGTTGTAGTATGGGAAGAATATGCAGCAGCGTTGTAACCTATAAAAACATTATCAGTACCAGTTGTAACGTAATAACCAGCAGCGTTTCCAAGAAAAGTTTGTGAATGTCCCGTAGTCAGGTTGTATCCAGCTTCACGACCAACACAGGTATTTAAATTAGCAGTTGTTTGATTGTACGCTGCTCTTATTCCAACAAAAACATTATTATCACCTGTAGTTAAGTTATAACCAGCAGCATAACCTATTGCTGTGTTCTGACCACCATCAGTTGATAATGCTAAAGCATAAGAACCTACTGCTGTACAATCATTATTTACATTATTTCTTAATGCAAAATAACCAACGGCTGTGTTGTCATTGTCGGTGGTATTAGCCATTAATGCAGCAACTCCTACCGCAGTATTTCTAATTCCTGTTGTGTTGTCATAAAGGCCATTATGACCTACGGCAGTATTGTAATTTCCAGTTGTGTTGTCGTGTAATGTATGACAACCTATTCCAGTATTCTCAATTCCTGTTGTATTGCTCGTGAGTGCTTTATAACCAAAAGCATTTATTTTCGTTCCTGTCGTGTTTGCGTCTGCGGTATAAGCTCCCATAGCCGTATTCTCACTCGCAGTTGTATTAGAAGTAAGGCATTTATACCCAACAGCAGTATTGTTACTAGCACTTGTATTGGAACCTAAAGCACCTGATCCAATCCCAACATTATTACTTCCTGTGTTAACTCTTAAAGCTGGTTGTGCTGAACCATCAAAAGCACCTACAGCAGTATTTCCTGTTGCTGTAGTTACGTCACCTAAAGCAAACCTACCAATCGCAACATTTCCAACGCCTGTAGTTAAATCATCTAGTGCATGTGATCCAACCGCAATACAGTTATGAGCTCCAGTTGCAGTATCCATTGCGTTATAGCCTATTGCAACGTTTTCAACAGCAGTTGTACTGCTAGTTAACGCATTTACACCGATAGCCACATTGTAATTACCTGTAGTGTTAGCATCCAAAGCAGCAGTACCTACAGCAGTATTCGATGATCCAGTTGTGTTTTGATCTAAAGCATGATAACCCACAGCAGTATTATTATCTGCTGTAGTATTTGCAGATAAAGCTCCCTTACCAATTCCAGTGTTTTGAGCACCAGTTGTATTTAATACAAGAGCAGCAAGACCTACAGCAGTATTGTCACTAGCGGTAGTATTTGCAGCTAAAGCGGTTTCTCCTAAAGCGGTGTTTTGCGAACCAGTTGTGTTTGCTCCTAAAGCACTTCTACCAACCCCAGTATTGTTATTTCCAGTAGTGTTAGCATCTAATGCGTTAGCACCTACAGCAACATTTTGAGTTCCAGTTGTGTTTGCATCTAAAGCGTAATATCCAACTGCTGTGTTGTTAGATGCTGTTGTGTTATTAGTTAATGCAGACCTACCACAAGCAGTATTATTTGCACCTGTCGTGTTTAATACTAAAGAATTATATCCAATAGAAGTATTTGCATTTGCGGTTGTATTATTAAATAATGCTCTCCTGCCTATTCCAGTATTTTCTGTTCCAGTTGTATTTGAAGTTAAAGATTGATAACCTATTGCGGTGTTAGCGGCTGCCGTAGTATTTGCATCTAACGCATTTGCACCTAAGGCTGTGTTTTCTGTTCCAGTTGTGTTTACTCTTAACGCATTAACACCGACAGCAACATTATTATTGGCTGTAGTGTTATCTCCCAAAGCACCACTACCTACAGCAGTATTATCTGAACCAGTTGTGTTATCCGTAAGAGCGAATTGACCAATTGCAGTATTAGCACCTGCTGTAGTATTAGCATCTAAAGCAACATATCCTACCGCAACATTCCCTGCTCCAGTTGTGTTTAACAATAAAGCTTGATAACCAACTGAAGTGTTATTATCTGCCGTAGTGTTTTCTCTTAAAGCACCAGAACCAACAGCAACATTAAAATCTCCAGTTGTATTGTATCTCATTGCCTGAAGACCTAATCCAGTATTATTAGCACCTGTCGTATTACTATTTAAACTCCTTACACCTAATGCAGTATTATTATCACCAGTTGTATTTACGTCTAGACATAAACTACCTACAGCAGTATTTGAACCTCCAGTTGTGGTTAATTTAAGAGCATCATGTCCAACGGCAGTATTATTTGAACCAGAAGTTAAAGTTGTTAATGCTGAATTTCCAATCGCTGTGTTATCTGCACCAGTAACAGCAGCATCTAAAGCACTTTCTCCAAGAACAGTGTTACCAGCAACAGAGTTTGCACCTTTACCGACAGTTAAAGAATTTATTGTCGCATCAGCAGTTGTTGTAACCCCTCCAGTCAATGTTCTTAAATCAATCCAGCCGTCATTTGCTGAATTACGCATTTTTAATAAATTATTACTTGTATCAGCCCACAACATATATGCAGCAGTGGTACTAGGAGCAGAACCAGAACTGTTATTTGTTAATATCGCTTGCAGTACATTATTTAAATCAGTTCGGACATTAGCTCCAGTGGAGTTATCTATTACATAATCGTGAGTAGCCATTACCTAATCCAATTTTTTATCTAAGTATATCTTAATTCAACTCTAACTACCACGCCCAAATCCCGTTGCAGCATATTTGAAATTTCTATTAACAAAAGTCTCATTTCCAGATGTATCTCTATTTTTTACATCTATCGTAAATCCTGTACCAGAAATACTAGATAAAGCAAAAAAGTCTCCAGCCTGGGCATTTTCTAAAGTAATTCCGATATTAGGCAAATAAGCAGAAGTAGATCCACCAAGTTCAGAAGTTCCTGTAAAGAAAGCGTGTTGGAACGTAACTGCTTTACTAGATGTTCCAGATGCTATTACAGTATTTACAGTTTCAGTTCTGCTATCTAATTTTGCTGTATAACCAAGTTCATCTATCTCGATAGATTGTGCAGGATCATCTGAATCCATCTCACATCTAAATCTAAACCCACGACCAATAAATGTTCCGTTCATAAGAGTATTAAATTGAGTAAATCCTGCTCCGATATTACAGTTGCTACTTGATATTGTTGCACTGGATGAGGCAGTGACAGTAAAAGTACTACTGCTTGGTACAGATTGAACCTCAAAATATCCATCTGTTGCACCACCACTTGTAAAATCAATATCTACAAACGTACCAATGCTAAATCCATGGCTAGATTTTGTCACTGTGATTGTCGTTCCAGATTGTGTATAAGTAGCCGAATCAGATGTAGCTGGATCGCTGTCAGTTGTTGCTACCAATAGTTTTGCATTGACATCAAATGCAGTAGCACCATCAAAATCTGTCCAAGTATCTATATTTGCAGTTCTTTTATCAATCAAATCATTAGGATAAAAACCTTGTGTAACAAGATGTCTTGTTAATTTAAGTGGTTGTTTACCACCTAAATCCAACTTAGAAGCAAAGTCATAATGACCACCAGTAATATCAACAGCACCTAAAAAATCAAAGTCAGCAATAGCATCGAAATCTGTAACTCCATCTAATAAATCAAGCGATCCAAGGACAAGACCATTTACATCATCAGAAAAGAAACAATCAACTTTATCTCCAGCAAAAGGTGTCGCATCAGTATCTTCTCTATCTGCTAATACAAGTAACTTCGGTACAGGATCAGGAGTTGTTACTATAATAGAAGTCTCTCCAGAACTTAATCTGTTACCATCATCTTTAAATTTAAGGATATACTCTCCATCAACTGCTGGTACTAATGTCTCAGATACGTTCCCTGGTAATGCAAATATAGCATCAGTAGCATTTGTAAATGTAGCTGTTCCATCAGTTTTATTGCTATGTCGAACAACTACGTTTCCACCATGCGTAACATCAATATCTGTAGCCTTATCAAAACGTAATCTAATAAACTGATCTGATACTGGTTCGACAAGTAATCCTGTAACATCCTGTGGAACTGCTGTTTTACCAACAGCTTCAAACGTAATGTTGGTTGATGTTGCGGACAAAACATTCTGAACATTATATGAAAACACCTGGATTGTGTAAGTTCCTTTTCTGCTATTTACTATTTCAAAATCAGGTCTAGATACTTTTTCACTAATAAAGTTATCATTACCAAATCTGTAGTTAACCTGATATTCAGTAACACCAACTATAGGTTGCCAGCTAATAATTATTTTTGATACAGCTTGATTGTTGATAGGAAATATTCTTTCAACAGCACTTAGACCAGAAGGAGGTTCAGTAAGTGCATTTAATTTAGATACTGTCCTAGCTGGTAGTGCTTCACCATCTTCAATAAATGCGTACTTTCCTTCAACATAAGATAAAGCTGTAATCGCATAATTTATGCCATCTTGCTCTTCTACTGTTATCACTCTAAATAATTGTGACTTAACAGTTACGTTTGATATAAGCCAGATAGTGTTTACGTTAGGTGTCTGTGAAAAAGCAGAACTTACAGTTATAGTCCCATTTGATACAGATGAGATTGTCCTACTTTCAGACGTTCCATCGGGTAAAAGTACGCTGAGAGTTGCATCTCCTACAGGGTTTCCGCTTGCATCTACAGCAAAATCTGTTGCAGAAGTATCATCGACAGTAACAACAGTTGTTGAAGTAACGCTTTTTAATCTTCCTCCTCTTCTTACCCCTGCTCTTACTGGATCTTGTATTTCTATGACAGCACCAGGGCGAACAATTACTCCAGAATCTATAGATGTTGTGAAAGTGCATACCTCAGACTCATTATTTTCCCCGAAAACAATAGCTTTTGCCAATCTTTTTGCTTGCCCTCTAGAAGTACAGCCAAATGCCTGTACTTTTTTGACAACTGTACCTATCTTCGCTATTAAATCTGTATCTTCATGTACTTCAAAATCTATTTGCTGGCTATCCATGTTGAAGTAAGATACAGATACAACACTATGTCTTGTTTTAAGACTACTTCCCGCATAACTGAATCCAGCCTCCCCCACATTTGATAAGTTAAATAGATAACTTGGATCGGTAGGCTTGTCCTGTGTAATTGTTATCGAACCAGCAGACCAAATTGGCATACATCTCATTACACCAGCTAATTCATTTATTAATTCAAATGCTTCCTTTGAACTTTGAATATTTACATTGCAACTAAACCTGGCTTCCTGTCCTCCCTGTCCATCATCTACAAGTGTGTTAGCAAACTTACTGGCATTTACAAAACTAAAAAGATCAAGGGAACTGTCTGTTATATGATCTCCAAATCCATATCTACTTGTAGTTAAAAGATCAAGCAAAATCATCGCAGGACATGAACACCATGTAGCAGCACCCATGACCCCATTAAAAATATAGCCGTCAGGATAAACAATACGACCAGTATTAATATCAACAGTGGGAGTTCCAGAACTAGATGCTCCTGCTCCTGGAATCCTTACTTTTATTCCTCTTATTCTGAACTTTCTATCTGGAATAGAACTGAACTGCATAGAATCCAGACGCAAAGCACTATAAGCACTGTTGTTGTAAGTACGAGCTTCTTCAACTATTTCGCCAAAACTTGTCCATTGAAAAGTATCTTGGACATTAGTATCTGTTGCATCATCTGTAACTCTACTAACTCTAATATCCACTGGAAATGCACCCGTTATTTGCACCCCGTAATCTCTTTGGTATGCATCTCCACTTCTACCCGTAATTGTATCTGTTGTTTCTCCGTTACTTCCTATAGCTAAATCAGTAAAACCTCCAGAATTATATTGAACAGCTATTTTTAGTTGAACAGAAGTACCTAATAAGTCTCCATCGTCAGTTGCTCTTTGTAACTGAGGAAAAGTAATTGTTACTCTTACCTTATCAACATTCGTATTCGTAATTTGTCGAGTGACAGGAATATCTTTAGTTACTGTGACACCAACACTTGTTGTAGATACACTGCTATCTATATTTGGTATAGCAGTTTGACTATCCGTACCAAATCTAGGATTGAAAGTTACATTTTGAAAATTTCTATCTACGTCTTGAACATCAGTGGAATCTGCTGAAGCTCTTATAACAGGAGTATCATTTAAAAATACATCTTTCAATGCAGCATTATTATATGCAGTTGTGCCTTTTGTTCTGCCTTCTTTAGATGCAGTAGCAAAACCTTCTATCTCTCCTTCCGATATTAAATCTAAAAAAGTAGCATACTGTCTACTATGAAGATTATCAGGATCTCTAGTTGGCGATGGAGGTGTTGGATTTCCACCTTTTGCTCCTCTAATAATACGTTTCGTATCACTCATGCCTGTACCTGTTCAGTATCTACGGAAGCACTAATTACAACCGATCCAGTGAATATTTCTCCGTAAACTATAGGAACGGGTGTGCCAGCCCTTGATGTATTCTGTAGTCCATTAAAACTAAAAGATAATCTAGGATCTTCCTCTGAACTAAAATCTGGCTTTTTAGGTAAAGGAGTTAGCATTTCAGAAACTCCAGTAAGAACTAAAGCTATACCTATATTTCCTGCAAATGCAGCAAAACTAAATGCTCCAGATGCAGTTGCAAATCCTCCCCCTAAACCCCCTGGTCCAAGACCGAAACCTACAGTTGGATTTATGATTGCAAACCCAATTAATACAGCACCCAGTAATATCTTTCCTAATCCTCTACCAGCACCCGTTATTACAGGAATTAAGTGTATATCCTGTTGCCCTATTGGATCTCCTAGTTCAGTTTTATCTAGCTCGTAATCTCCAACTTTTAATTTATAGTATCTATCATTCATGTGCTGCTCGATTCCAGGGAAATTATTTATCAAAAAACTCATTGCGTGAGCTAAAGTATCCGCTTTTATTTCAAATTCTTTATGACCTACAAACTTTGCAAGCTCTCCATATAATTTTATTTTACGAAGCATAACGATACCTCTTTCCTGTACATTTTAATAACCACGGAGAATATGGCTCTCTACAAGATAGTCTATCGGTTAAATGATGTAATACCTCATCTCCAAGAAAAATAGCTACATGATTTAAAGTTGAATCTAAAATACTCATTAGTAAAACATCTCCAGATTGTAGCTTTTCATCTGGCCTTAATTCTCTAAAACCTGTTCGCCAAGCATAACTTTCAAATAAAGGATCTTTCATAAACTCTTCTGGGGTTATAGGTCTTTCATAGTCTTTTAACTTTATTCCTTTCTCCTGCTTATAGTAATCACGAACCAAAGACCAACAGTCTGTTACACCCCATACCCATTGTCTACCTAAAAGGGGTGCTTCATAACCCTGCGGTTCATAATATCCCCACTGTTTTGTTTTTGGATTAACTATGTGCCAAGGTAATCCACTTTGTTCACAACTGACTTTATCCGCCTGACTAGCTATCGCAGGAGTTGTCGGATGACTGTGAACAACAGCAACTATATCTCCCAGATTATCGGCCTTTACATAATCCTCTGGATCGAGAATGAAACATTGATGTGCTGTCATTGAAAGATTACGACAAGGATAATATCTTTCTTTTCCTCGAACATTTAACAAAAGACCAACAGATTCTTTTGGATCTTCTATCTCAGCATGATTAAGTGCAGCGTCTTTCCAATTCATCCTACAACTGTACCTACTGAAGGAAATTCTGCTCTAGTGCATTGTCTATTAGGAGCACGAATACCAGCAAGATCAAATACAGCAGCTAATTCAAACTGAACCACCTCTCTATTCTCTGCTGATTTTCTATCTATTTTGTATATTTCTTGTGGAAACTCTGCTGTAGCATCTGGTGTTCCATAAGGATTTATGTCTCCAGGAAAATTTACAGCGTCAATGAATCTTGCCAAAGTTCTGATACGAGTAACAGTTGCACCAGTAAGATCATTTCCAGTGGTTGTGGCATTTACTGTAAGTAAGATAGATGTAATTGTTCCCAAAGCATTGCTTACTGTCAAGGTGGGGCGAGGTAACTGCCCTTTTGTAAAGGCAAAACCTTCGGCTTTTACAGGAAATCTTTGATATGTGTTTCCTGCCCAAACTACTTCTCCGTTATCTTTTAAAGATGAACCAGCATGGAATCTGTAAACTGTGCTCGATCCATGTAAACTACTGTCTAAAGTAAGAGTAAATAATTCAATTATTGCTGATGGGTTTATATTCTGAAGATTGCTAACGATAGCAGAACTGCTCATGGTTCAAACACCTCTCTAAATGTTGTTTGGATCGTGGCTCTATTGTTATATGGTATAGATTTTGTCCAGTTTTCGCAAACATACTGTCCAGCACCCGATAAAGTAATAGAAACATTTCCACTATTAGTTGCACTGGCAGCAGCAGTAACAGTAAAGACGTTTGAATCAGTAACAGAAGCGACAAGAAATGTACCATCAGTTGCAGATCCAGAAGTGTAATCAATAGTAAGTTCATCTCCTACTGCTACACCATGACTTGTAATCGTGATTGTTACTGTAGTTCCTGATTGAGAGTAAGTTCCTGTTTTTGTAAAACCTTCTCCTGGTGGAGTAAAAGTAAAGCTGGCACTGTCATTTGCTCTGCTGTCTAAGAATCCTTCTATAGTGTCTGCATCTGTTTCCGATACTTCAAAAGTAAAATTATAAACTTTTGGATTCTGGTGTGCAGCAAGTCCAAATAATATTCTGTGTTCATAGCCGTCAGCGAAACGGACTGTTCTAGTTAGCGGTGCGGATCTTTTCTGCTGTCCGTATGTTGGTGTAATTGATGGAAAAGTAGCCATTATGCAAGTAAACCTCCAGGTCTTTTCTGTTTAATTAATTCTGATTGTACCGCTACTGATATAGCTTTACCTAACTCTCTGCCTTCCTGTTCATCTCCTTCTACATTAGATCCAGAAGCATCTACGTTTACTACAATAGTTGTGGATCCTCCTAGTTGATTATTAGGAATTATAGTGCCTGATCTATCGGGAACAAATAATTCTGGACCTTTTTCTCCTACTACAGAGGGTACACCTACTGGTGGTCTACCTCCGTTTGCAAATCCTAAAAATTTAAATAAGCCTCCAGTAACAATGTTTCCCCCTGCATTACCAAACAGTGCTTGATTCAGTGCTAAATCTAAAAATCTGTCTGCTATGTTGCTTACCATATCTCCTAAAGTAGAAGTTCCTTTTATTAATCCTTTTATCCCATCTTTTATATCGCTTTGGATTGTTTTGTTAAGTTGCTCAAAAGCATCTAAAGTTTCTGTTGCTGCCTTGTTTAAATCATAAGTTGCTTCTACTTGATCTCTTGTACTATCTATAGCCTCATCTATTGCGTCTTTTTGTCTTTCTAAAGTTGTAAGTCTAGTTTGATCTAGTTCTCCTAAAATTCCTTCCTGTCTTTGTTTTTCTAAGAGTTTTTCTATTTCTACATCTAAGGATTCTTTGCTGGTTTTTGCTTCTTTTTCTAATCCAGCTATAGTTTTAGCAATTTCGGGATTTAATCCTTCTTTTCTAAGTTCTAATATTCTTGCTGTTTCTTCCTCTTCTTCTTTTATTTTGTTAACTAAATCATCAAATTTCTGAGTCATTACATCTGCTTCAACAGTTGTATTCTGCATTATCGCAAATATTTTTTCATCAATCTCTAGTTGTTCCAGTAATACTGCTTTTCTGTTTGCCTCTCCACCTCTACTGCCCATAGCCTCTATTGTCTCTCTTCTAGAAACTAAATTTTGTGCTGTTACATCTCCTCTTGCTGCTGCATCAGCAACAGTTCTGGTGGCTGCTGCTGCATTTAAGTTCTCTTGTAATCCAGTAATTCTAAGAACAAAGTTTGCTATTCCTGCTGTAAATGCCTGTATTTTTGTTATTGCAAGGGTAAACTCACTATTCATCAATCTAGTAGTATCGCCAAACTCTTTCAAACTATCTACACCATCTTGTCCAATTCTGTTAGCCATCAGTTGCATTGAAGCATTGAAGGCTGCTGTTTTTCCTTCGGATTGTTCTATTAATCTTATTCTTGCCTCTTCTGCTGATCCCTGTAGTCCTATTGCTGCTGTTACAGATTCAGTGTTTTGGGTAAACGGACCCATAGCTTGACCAAGTTCACTTATTGCTTTCAGAGCAGTTTGAATTTGTTGGACTATTGCTGTAGCTGCGATACCTCCTGCAAAACCACCCATCTGCCCGAACATTCCACCAATACCACCACCTAATGCACCAGCAGCAGCACCAACTGGACCTTGACCAAATAACAGTGGAAATGCACCACTTATCAACGCACTTTGAGTATCAAATCTTCTAGCTAAATTTCTAAAACCTCCGCTACCTGATCCTGCTGGTCCTCTTAATAATTTACCTGTTCTTCTATCAAAATTTAAAGCAGAACTAGGTCCTCCTTCTTTACTAACTTTTTTAAACTGCTTTGCTTGATCTTCAAAGTAAGCAGGAGAACCTACCAAATGCTTAAAACCTTTTATCGGCATAGCATTAGTTTTAGCTATGCGTAATGCTTCTTTGTTTGCTGCCTCGTAATACGCTGGCGATCCAAATATATCTTTAGATCCTTTTATTGGTATTGATGGTCCTCCTGCTTTAGCAGATGCTTCAAAAAACTTAGGAGAGCCGAAGGTAGTCTTAGATCCGAATATAGGAGAACTCGCTCCTCCTGCTCTAGCAGCAGCATCGAAAAACCTGGGAGATCCGAAGGTAGTTTTAGATCCGAGTATAGGAGAAGATGGTCCACCAGAAAACGCTAATTGTGCAGGAGATCCAAAATCAAATCGTGTTCCCAGTAAAGGAGAACTCGCTCCTCCTGCTCTAGCACCAGCTTCAAAAAATGCTGGAGATCCAAACTGAAACCTGTTTCCTCGTAACGAAGAACGACCCATGCCAGCACCAGCAAAACCCAACTGAGTGGGAGAACCCATCATGGTTCTTAGTCCTCCTATTGGAGATGCCATTTGTCTTTGTAAATTTATCTGTTTAGCTTTTTCTTTAGTTATTTCTTGATTTATTTTTAATTCTGATAAAGCTGACTTTCTATTCGCATCAGCTAATTTAACCAATCCAGCAGAATCGGCTTTAGATGCTCTTCTGATTGCTGCTCTTGCTTTATCTACTTTTAAACCTGAGTCTGCTGCTCTCTGTACTTGATCTCCTATTTTTCTGGTTTGAACCATGGAGACTCTTTGAGCCTCTTTTAATTTTGATATTTTTTCTTCTTGTCTTGTAGTTTTAGTTGTTCTAGCTGGTTTATTTAAATCGTTTATTTGTGTGCGTAGTCTTTTAAGACCAGCTTCCGCTTTTTTAGTATCTAAGCTTATATTTACGCTATATTCAGATGCCACTGATTTTTGCAGAATACACGGATATTAGAAGTTTAGCGTACTTTACGAACTTGGGCTTGTCTTTTTGCCTTTTCGTAGGCTTCTTCTTCTCGTTCAGCTTTAATTGTAAAGTAAGCGTTCCAAGTATATAATTCTTGGACTGACATTTTTTCTCTTATCTCTCGATGGGTGTAACCTAGTTTTTCTGCAATAAAAAACTGTAAATATACAAAATTATCTTCTTTTAATTTAGCTTTTTACGGCATCAGGGCTTTCCTCCTCGCCCACTCCCTGCATTTTAGTCATTATGTCGAGCAAAACTGACATTGGTATTTCTCTTCTTAGTGCTGGTAAATCTGCTGCTGTAAACATCTTTGCACCTGATTCATCTTCGGCTTTTGTGACAATAACTTGTAGAGCAAAGTCAAGACTTCCTTCTTCTTTACCTTTATTCATAGCTATTAATGTACTGTTTATTGTGTCTCTGTCAGCTATTGTAAGAGGCGACCAAAATATTTTTAGGATTAGTTCTTCTCCCTTAAAAATGGAGTAGCTACTACGTTCTTCAACACTAAAGGCTTGCTTTAGTTTGTCGATTGCTCTTACTGTTGGCATAAAAAGTTATATCTATTCTTGTAGTATAACTCAAAGTCTAATTATTGTCTTAATCGTATGTAAATGTTGCACCAGAAACAAATCCAGCAGATTGAAAACCCTTTTCAAGATCTTGAAATAAATAATCTCCTAATAAGTAAACATCGTACCAATCAGGTTGATTAGGTATTGGTGTTGTATTGTAGCCTTCCTGGAAAGATTGACGATACATTCTTCCATCGTAAGGACTAGGCTCTTCATCTATTACAAATCCAGCATATTTAGTCTCATTTCCTATGTATAAAATTTCGGATAATTTTGTTTTAATTACTGGTTCTCTTTTTTGTATTCTAGTAAAGGCAGTTCTGACTAAAGCTTTTGCTCCCGTTTCACTTCTAGGTTTTGTAGGAGCTACAGGTGTATTCTTTTGAATTTTCCATGATCTGTTAAAAGTTCCTGTCCATATCGGACTTCGGTTTGCTAAAGAAAAAGCAATAGTTGATGCTGCTGCCCCTTTACCTTGAAGAAAACTTTTTTCTAAATCATCAACTAAAAATTTTATATCTCTAGCCATTAGCCGTAAAATTGCAGTTTACTACGCTGATAAAATGGCTTTGAGTATCGTTTGTGACAGACGTTGGACCGCTTACGGGTCCTACTCTAGGAGTAACCGAAAAAGTATCTGAATAGTCAGAAGCATTTACTGATGTCATTCCATCAATTACTGATTCAGCTATAGCAGAAGCTACTGCACTTCCTTTATTAGATGGTGTCATAATCGCACATCTAATTGTTCCTGCGTAATAATCTGTAGCTGCACCCTGAGGTTGAGTTGTTGATTGGTCAAAGTCTAAACTTACCATCACATACTTTTTGTTTTTACCTGGAGTTGTGAAGGGCATATTATCAAACACCAGTGTAACTGTGTTGTCAGCAGTAGTTACTGCGTTTTTGATTGCTGTTTCAAATGCTGCTCGTGTGTTTACTAAAGTCATTAGAAAATAACGTCAACTCTGAATAGATACTCCTGACCACCACGCAAAGTTCTTACATCTGTAATCTTTGCAACTCTGGTCGATCCAGAAAATGTAAGAGTAACCTCATCTGATAGTAGCGGTTGGCTGTCTCCTATAAGATCGGGTGTTATAAAAATTCTAGCTACGTTTTCCTGAAATCCTGTTTCCTCTGTGGATTGTATAAATTCTACGGGAACTTTTATTGTGTAGCTAGTGTCACTGGTAGTTACTGCACCAGTAGATGTATTGTATGACGTAGATAGTTTTCTAGTGTAGATAATTGTTGTGTCTAATGAGTCTCCTAGTTGAGACACCACCTGTTTGGCTACGTTTTTTAGTAGTGAGTCTAGTTGTCCTGCCATTATCCTCTAACCGCCCGTAGTTGGAAACTGCCAGCACCACCAAGCATATATGCTCCAAGATAACTTTGTAGCCATGGGTAAACATCTAAAATATTATTTATAGATCCTGTTCCCTGACTTGCGGTGTTGTATTTAACTTGAATATCTCCTAGTTTTACCTCTTCAAAGTTTCCATCTTTTCCTGTAGTTCCTGTTATTGCATCGGTATCGTTTGCTAAAGCTCTGGCTAATTCATATTGTGCATATTTAATTGGATTAGGAATTTTAGAACAAGCCAGTTCAACACCATCTACCTGATAATTATTTCTCGGAAATTTTAATGCCTGTCCATCATCACATCTATCTCCATAAAAAACTAAAGTATCAATCCATCTAGCAGCAGATATTAATGATCTTTTCTTTTGATCGTCTGTTTTGTTTGTCCAAGTAGAAGAATCTGGAGAGGTGTCGAAATAGTCGTTAGCTTCTGTCAATGTGACATAACTATTAGCATTTTCTCCTTTTATTGTTGCGTCTATAGTAGCTGCCACGATTATTAAAGTAATTTAGTTTTATTGTAGCGTAAAGAAAAAACCCCACCAATATTTGATGAGGTTTATTGACCACCAATTAAATAGTACTAAGGATTAGTACCTGTATCAAGTGGTGAGTTAACGATTAGCTCGACTATAGGGATTAAATCAGCATCATATGTGATTGCCCAGTTGTTATCGTTAGCTAATGCTGCGTTAGTTGGGTTATCTGAAGCAGATGTCCACTTAGTTCCCATAACGTGATAAGCACTATGATAATCAACAGACATAACATCTTGCTTAGATAAGATGTTTCTATCTGATTCAATGCTTAGAGGAGATTGCTCACCTTCAAGAATTGTTCCTGACTTAATTAAGTAGCAACGGAACTCTTTTTGATGACCTGTTGTACCAGGATGAACTGTATTAACTTGAGAGTCAATAACAACATTCATTCCAGCAAACTGACCGATGCTTGTTTCATTAACACCGACACCGCCACCACCCCAAGTTACTGCACCACCAGTTGTGAGAGCAGATGTTGAGAATGTAAGCATACCAACCTGATATAAGTAGTAAGCAACAGATGGATGAACAACTAGAGTGTCTAGCTCATCTCCTCTTGTTCCAAGAAGTGATCTTCCTCTTGCAACTGTAGAAGCTGTCAAAAAGTTATCAGTATCAGCACCAGAAGCAGCACCTTTACTTAAATCAAGTGAGTTTGCACCTAATGGTCCAAAAGTAGATCCAAACAAACCATCTAGCAAGCTGAATAGTCTTGCAGAATTTAGTTTGTTGATAGCATCTGCAATTTGGTTTCTGATGTGACCCATTGGATCTTCACCAGCAGCCAATACAGCTACATCATCAACAGCATACGCAAAACCTCTGTGACAGATAGTTGCGATCTGTGTATCTGTACCAATCTTCTGTGGTGTCAAGTGACCTTGGTTACTTGTACCCCATGTTGCTGTACCATCTAAGATTTCCTCAGTTGGTGTGATTGGGTTAAATTCTGGAACTTGTATTCTTGTTCCACCTTCTGTTGCGTCAAGAAGTGAGTTTCTTACAACAGCACCAGATTTTAAAAATGCACTACGTTCCTTAATAGCTTCGGAAACGTATGTGCTGAGATTATTTCTCTTAACGATGTCCGCTAATAGGACACCGCCAGAATAATTCTGAAACGGAGCAGCCATTCAGATTACCTTGTTACTTTTGCGATACCCTAGTCACAGACGAGGGGATTAGTTTCACAGAAACTAACTATTTTTGAGCCTCTTGCTTGAGCACTGCTGCAAGCTGCGGATCTTGTTCTAATAGTAGCATTTGTTGTGTGAGATTGCCCGTTTTCCAAGGGTTTACCTGACCTCCACCAGCATTTGCTACGGGGCTAGGTCTAGCACCCATTCCTGCTGCTGAACTAGGCTTGAAATGATGTTCCCAACCACTTCCAGGGTTTTTGAGACTGCTGATATAAGTATTTAAATCCTGTTCAACTCCACCATTAAGAATAACTACTTTACCTTCAGCGTTCTTTTGTAACTTATTTTGTAACAATGATAAAGTCTGTTCTGCGTTTATCGCTCCAAGGTTACTGATAGCTGCGAGGGCTGCTGTTTTTGTGGAAGCTACTTCGTGAGAATTTTTCATCTCTTCAAGCTGTTGAGATAGAGATATTATCTGCTGCTCTTTTTCTTGGGCTGTTTTGTTAGCTTCTTCCCAAAGAGTTTTCCATTGACCCTGTTCTTCTAAATCTTTGGTGCGTTTTTCTTCTTTCTGTTTATAGACATCATCTAATTTACCCTTGATGCCTTTAAATTTTTCTTCTGCTTCAGCAGCTTCTTTACGAGCAGCAGCTAATTTTGCTTCATATTCTGCTTTTACAGAACTAAGGTCGGGTGCTTGTGGTTGTGAAGGAGTGTCAGCCACGGGCTGTTCAGCAGGAGTCACAGAATCAGGCTGAATTACTTGTTCTTCGATTGCCATGAATTAATCAGATAATGGACTGGTAGTTTTCTTTTTAGTAACTTTTTTCTTAGTTGCTTTTGGTTCGGGAGCAGGGCAAGCTTCAACTGGTGCAGTTGAATGTACAAGTTCTACTTCTTCCCATTTATAAGTTCCGTCAGATTGCAGAACATGGTCTAAAGATTTAGCCATAATTTTTATGTACTTATCTACTATTGTATCAGACTATTCAGATTTGGCCTCATTTGCTGATGGCAATACTTCTCCTTGAACTAAAATATCTCTAAATTCCTCTCTATCAATGACTTGTTGATCGAATAGAGATGTTAAGGCTGTAATATCTTGTCCGATTAATCTTTCGATGTCGAAGTCTCTACTTATTTTTACTTCTGGTGGTTCGATTCCAACATACTCGGCTGAGAGATTGAAGGCTTTTTGTAGCTTTTGTTCAAGTTCCATTGATACCATTGCGAGCATGGAATTGGTATCTACACGATCTAACCTACGGGCATCTGCTGATTCTGCAACAAACTTCTGTTGTGATAATGTACTAATCCCTAAAGTAGCCATCTGCATTTGAAGTTCCTTTATTTCTGCTGATTGAGCTTCAAAAGCACTGGAAGCTGGTTCAACATAGTATATTTTGTTACCAGGTTGAGTTGCCATTGCGTAGTTTACACTGATAGCAAGGTCTTTGGTTTGATCGTCATATCCTTCCATTACAAGCATTGGTTGAGATGCAACGTGCAAACTATGAATTAAATCAGCTTGTCTCTGAAAATGAGCAATATTTAGATACGCAATGTCCAGTAGAGGTGGTTTGCTTACTAAATTATCTGTTTTACCAGAATAAATTGTAACTAAAGGTATTTCACCAAGAGAAAATTCTCCTGATTCAACCTGTTTATAGTCTTTATCAGATGATCCAGCTTCAAAACTGCCAACAGAACTTCCGTCTGATACATCATACATTTCTTCTATCTGCTCTTTTTTGCGGAATACTCTGTAACTACCTGGTTCGATTACTCTTACTTGGTCAAATACTTTTTCTCCGAACTGTCCATCTGGGAGCACAGCTTTCTCACCGAGTCTCACCTGTATTAGGTTTCCGTAATTTGATTCTCTATCTAGTCTCCAGCCGTAAAGATTGTTTGGGTCAATTTCGATCCAGTAAGGTCTGCGATTCTGTTGACGTTCTTCGGCTAGACTTACTGCTCCTGATGGTGCAGGGTAATCGACAAGAATGTGGCTTTGGCCGTATGTAAGAGAACACATCAGTAATCTTCTAGCGTATTCATCTAAATCGGACTTTCTGCCATCTACATCCATCTTGAACATTTCGGTCCAGTAAGGATCTCCTGTAAGTGTTATTGGTTTTCTTAATACAAGACCTGTAGCTGCTCTTATTAGTCTCTGGGTAAATGGGGAAAATACAGCACGATTTACTCTGGCTAAGTAAGCATCGTAATCTTCTCTTGGCTCTAGTGGTAGGAATGTTTCGCTGTTTGTTCGCAGATAATCTGTTCCTTCGGTCACAGCTTTCATTATTTCCCATCCTTTCATCATGTCTAGGACAGCCCTCGTGCGAGTAAAAGGACTGTCTATTCCACCTACAGAAGTAGATGAGATAATATTTGTTCTAATTGGACCAGGTACAGCGTAAGTCATTGTTTACCATTTAGTGCGGTGTGACCAGTATCTAGCCGTAAAAAATCCTGGGTTGGGATCTTGTGCGTTATGTCTGGCGTAATACGATCTTCTTCTGGCTTTGTCTTTTTCGGACTTAGGGTTTTTACCAGCACCCACAACCCCCTGTTGACCAAATCGTATTAGTTTTATTTTATCGCCTTTTTTAGCCAGTACCACATGAGATTTAGTGGGATGACTAGGTGTTTTCTTTGGTTTATTAAATCCCTCTAATCTATTTTTTGTAAGTCTAGGATCTTTTTTACTCATTTTCCCACCTTTTTCATAGTCAGATTATGAGCTTCAGTAAAAGTTTTACCTTTCAGCATCAGCTTTTTCATCTCTTCCATGTGCTTTCTAGTATGAGTACCCTTCTTTTTATGCCTGGCTAAAGCATCTTTCTGTCTTTGAGTTAGGGTTTTCACTTTTTCTTCCTCTTTTTCTTGGAACGTAACTTTTTCAGATCGGCAGCAGTGATCTTATCCCGTGGCGGGGCAACGGAAGCGAGTTTGCGTTGCTTCGCTGAATAAGATGATTTAGGCATTATGCAGCGTTGGTGATAGCACCAGATGTGATAAAGCTAACTGAAACAGTTGAAAGATCGCCAACAGTTGAAGATAAACTTGTTCCTGTGACTAAACCAGAAAAACTTACTTTTTTAGTACCAGAAGTATCTAAAAATAATTCAAATTGTGCATCGCCAGCATCTTCTGTAGTTAAAACGTCAGCTAATAAGTTTGCAGTTTCGTTACCACTAGCTGCTGTATATAAAAAATCAACAGTTCCAGAACCAGAAATTAGACTACCAACAAAACTTCTTGATGTAGCACCATGAGCAGTAACATCTAATGTTTCTTTTGTTGTATCTAAAGTCCAAGCTGTAGTTGAAACTACTGCTTCAGTAGTACCAGAAGCGTTCTTAAAGTTAACAGAACCTTCCTCTCCACGAAAAAATGCCATGATCCAAAGAAAAAAGAGTATTTATAGATAGTTTAACTTGTAGTTGACTTTTTTACAGTACCTTCTGTTAGTTTTCTTTGATATTGTTCACATCTGGGATCCCACAGAGCAGGATTTCTCTTGCCTTTTACTTTTTCGATGATGTCAAGCATCTCGTCTGTGATTTCTGTCATTTTTTCTTGGATTTCTTTCTAAGTATATCAGCATCAGCTTTTCTTGCCCCTCCCCTTCCGCTAATGAAACTATTGACTCTGCCCATTGCCCATGCAGCCATAGATACATTTCTTGATCCAGATGATAAATATGCTCCCTGACCTCTTCGATAAACTTGAGCAAGCTGACCGTAGGTAAACCTTGTTTTCTTGGCTTTTTCTTTAAGATTTTTTTCTACGGCCTGACTTAGAGGTTTTCTTCTTCTTGTCTGTGTCATCTTGTTGGGAACGTAATTTGGAAATGGCTTTTATATCAATATATTGACCTTTTTTATATTTTTCGGCTGTATCTTTTATTTCTTTTGCCTTTGCACTACGATTTCGAGCACCCGTAAGGTATTTACTAGGTACTCCTGTCTTTTTGTCTCGTTTTACTCGCCTAAACTTTCTCACTTCTTCTTGGTCTTTTTCTTTTTCTTCTTTTTCTTCTTCATGGAGGAATGGTACATAGTGGAAAAAGGAAACTCTTAGTATATTCTAAACGAAGTTTGGCCTAATGTCTCTGGTTTGGCAAGGTTAAATTGCTGGAGACAGAGGTAGCCGAAAGCGTCAAATGCGTGGTCAACCCCAAGGTTTTTATTTGGCATACCTGTGTTTGGAGCGTAAGTCAGGGTGCGTAAAGACTTTATCAGTTCTTTGCAACGTGGGTGGATAAGAGTTCTGCGTTCTCCCATTGCGTCATATAGTGCAGTGTTGATTGCGGTTACTTTGTCACGAACTTTCCAGGGGGATCTGGGAGATGACACAGTAAATCCACTTCTGCGTAGAATAGTATGGTCCGTTGATCCTACTCCTGATGTTTTTCTGGCAGATCCCGTTGGGTCGGGACAAGCGATGATTCTTCTATCTACTCCGTAACGATTTGTAACTTCTTCGGCAAAATCCCAAGTTGTTGCACCACCTGTCAAAATTATCTCGTCAAAGACGTAAAGGATGTCTCGGTAGCGGACTGCACATATACCGCAAAGTGGATCTACGTTAAAATCAACTCCTAATAAAAGTGGGGCGATGGATATGTCCTCCGCTTCGGTAGAAATGTTGGAATCTGAAAAGGAGACTGCAACGAGACCAGTGAGATTCTCGAAACTTGCCTCGAACTCCTGCTTGAATGTTCTTCTATCTAGTTGGGCCTTGGCTGCTTCGACTTCTTCTTCTGGAACATTGCCCCCTTCTACTGTTGTAAAGCTCCAGCGTTTCCAATCTCCTGATGTATCTTCTGGAACGTAGCACCATAAATCGTAAAACCATGAGGCTGTGCCATCTGGTGTAGATATAAATAGTGCCCATCCCTGTTTATCTGCGAGGGCTGGTCGAATAACTTGGAACCAGACTTCGGAATCCATAAAGGCTGCTTCGTCAAGTACTACTCCAGCTAGGCTTCGACCACGCAGGGTTGTTGCATTTTCTGTGCCCTTGAGTTCGATTAGCGATCCATTAATTAGTTCAATTTTGAGGTCGGTTTCGTTTTTGGATTGGATCCATTGGGGTGGTATGAGTTTCTTTATTTCTTTCCATGCGATGTCTTTTGCCATGCGATAGGTTGGGGCACAGTAAAAATATGTTTCGCCTGGGCGGTCTATTGCTGCTTTGAGTAGTTCGATACAGGATAGGTAAGATTTTCCGAATCTTCTACCAGCGACCAGTACCCTAAATCTGTTTTTTGCGTTGAACACCTCTCCCTGTGCCCATCTAAGGGAGAGATTTTCGGCTGTTTTTGTACTCATGTAGTAAAGAATAGCTTAAATATTGACGAATTTCTGTGATTTTGTCGACTAAACAGTGTTTTTAGGGTTATTATTCAAGTATTAACAACAATTTTAGTCCGTGGCTGATTCTGTTCTTCGTAATACAAATGGTCAATTTACATCCGAGCGAGCTTTGAAGGATGGGAGAGTATGTGGAAAAAGACAACCTGATGCAGTAATAGAAGCAAGAAGGCAAAGACTGTATTCAAAGCAGTTGACAGGTAAAACTACCAGACAATTAGTGCATGAGCACTCATCTAGAGAGGGTATTGGGATAGATACAGCTTGGAGCGATTGGAAACAGGTGAAGAAATGGAACGATGAAGATTGGGAACAGGATAGAGAGAAGATGGTTTCACGACTCCAGGGAATGAGAATGAGGCTGTTTGACCAGGCTGTAAGAAAAGGACAGTTGCAGACGGCTGCTCAGATACTAGATTCTCTTGGTAAAGTATTAGGCGAGAGTGTAGAAAACATCAATTTAAACACTCCACAACTATCAATTCAAGTAGAGCCAAAGAAAAACAGTTGACATTAGTGTAATATTGTAGTATTATTATAGTGTAGTATTTTAGACCTTAATCTATGATTTATCAGTAAGTTCCGTGCTTTACTATGTGGCTTGGGAAAATTTTTGACCTGCCCCCTATGTATCATTTGATACACAAAAAAATTCCCCAGACTGTGAAGAATAGGGAAGGGGGGATAGTGTGCGGGCGTGGATTAGTTCAGTTTATAGCAGATATCAGAATTAGAATAAATTTTCATACATTTTTCGTAGGCTGTATTGTCTACGATACTTGCGAAAATAAAAGTACTGATAAAAATAACCAGAGCAAATCGAACATAATTAAGATTAGATCGTGTTTCTAATCGGTAGCGATTGCGTGGATTGTTTGAGTTTGACATTTTACAGTGAAGCAATGGGAAAGAGAAGAAAAACAGAATAATTAAAAGTTTGGAAAATGGATTTTAAAAAGTTTACTAGCTTCAGTATGTTTTCCTAAATTGGTTAACATTCTTACTGTTTCTAGTATTCTTGTTTTTTCAATTTGTTTCTTAGTTTTCATTTTCTGTTTCTCTCAAGTTTTAATAATTTCTGATAACAGATATTTAATAATTTTTCCTGACTTGTTGATTTGTCAGCAACAATTAAAAAATAAGTTACTTTTGATTTTCCGCATCTTTTAATTTTACAAAGATGATCATAAAGATTATCTGTTATACATTCGGGATTCATAAAACTTTCAAATGTTATAACATCATTTGGGTCTATTGTTGCCGAATCTATTCCGCCCCATTTACTGGGAGGTAACACCTCCAGATGATACCAATACGTTTTCTCTGTAACTACTTTTGGTTTGTCTACTTTGTATTCTCTTTCATTTGTTTTGTCTCTCATTTCTGAAGCTTTAACAAATGAAGTGACTATTGCATTTGGGTATTCTTTTAAAACTTCATCAATAGAATTATAAGAATACATAAGGGAACCATCTTGTTTTATGAAGTCAACAAAGTTGGCTGATTTAACATCATAAATTACATCATTTTTCATAATGCGATCTAGTGTTGTTTCTTTGGTTTGGGTGGTCATAAGAAAAAAGAATAGAGTATTCCCTTTAATTATAGTTGATTTTAATATGTAAATCAAGACTAGAATATTACTCTAATAGCAACTAAAAAACCCTAAAAATAGGTACTTTTTAACCTCTAATCTCAACTTAAGAATTAATAAGATTCTCAAATCCCTTGCTATCACTTAATAATCTCATAAGTAAGAATCCTATAATTTTAAAATTTTAACGTGTATTTGTACCTTAACCAGTTTAAAATCATTCAAAAATAGCACAATAAAAAAGCTAGAATCTATACAGAATCTAGCCGTTAATTAATTAGTTCCTGATCTAATTTTTATACATAATCACAAAACTTAAAAAATCTTTTTCTATTCTCATTTATCACTTCATAATATTTATCTGCTTTTTCTTTTTCTGTAAAATAATCATAAGTAAAAGTATTTTTAATTTTTTTAATTTGACTTTCGTCTAACCTTAAAATTTCTCTTAATTTTTCAGTTTTTAAAATTTTATTTTCTTCTATTCTTTTTTTAGCTTTTTCTATTCTTATTAAATCTCTTTCAATATCATCATCAAAATCATTTAAATCTTTAAAATTATTTCTTGAGATATAGTGAACTGTTGAACAGTCTTGATAAGTTCTTCTTACTGTATAGTCCCCGTTAGATTCTAATAAATGTTCTAAATCTGAAATTTCACAAATATAATTATCATCCTCATAATATTCATCATTATTTTTAATTTTCAATTCTTCATATTCTTTTTCTAAATTAGCTAATCTTTTTTTAGCAATTAATTTGTAATTGGTTTTAGTCATTTGTAAATTTTGGGTGAATGTACAATAGTATTCTAGTCCATATTGAATGAAATTTCAAACAATAAAAAACCCTGACTTTTTACATCAGGGTTAATAAATAATGAATGTTTTTATCTAGTTAAAGCTAAACATTCTCTTTTAGCTAAATCAATTCTCGAACCACATTTTCCATTTAATAAACTTTCCATTCTTACTCTTGCACCTTTTATATCGTCTTTAACTCTCTGTTCACAATGTGTTTGTTGAAAGGTTAAAGCGTTAAAGCAATTATATAAATTAGGTTCTATTTCAAAATTTTGAGTCTCTTTAAGAAAATTACTTCTAATATCTGCCCATTCTTTTGAAAGATCTTTATTAAAATCTTTTGGTCTTTTTTCTTTTGTTTCTTTATCTACTACCGATCCAATTAATTTATCTTGTAGCATTTGTTTTGAAAGGTTTTTTAAAACTTCCATAGCCTGAGATCTATTATTGAATGAAACATTTTTCATAGCTTTAAATTCTTCAATAGAATTTGAAAGATCCTCACGTTGCCAAGATATAAACTCTGGTAGGTTTTTAACATAATCGTTAATACCTTTTGAATGTTTAAAAACAAGTTTATTTTTTGAGCGATTAATTCTACCCATTTGATTGAAACAGAATAATCTAAAATCAATAGAAACAACTTTGAATGAGTACGAACCATCATAAGAATTTATAAAACATAATCTCCTACGAATTTGGTCATCTTTAGATACTTCAATATCAGAGTCTTTGACTCCACCAGACACGAAAATTCTAGCTCCATTATTCATAAGGCATATATTCTCAAGTGAAAGAATATCTTTATTTCTTTCAAAGACTTCATATATTGGTTCATTATCTTGAGTAGCGTATGTTTTGGACATTACGCTTAATGGATTTCCAGTTTTAGAATCAACTATACATTTATGATTTGGTAATTGAATATCGTTACCAAAACTATTTTTAATGTATATATCGGTATCTACTGGTTGATTTAATGCTCCAGTTTTTTCAAATGCTTCACGAATTGAGATACCAGTATTTTGTGCAATAGTGTTACCACATAAATCCTCGTTACCTAGTCTTTTAAAACCATTTGGATTTTGGTAGGGTTTTTCTACCATTAATTGAGATTCTGCACTAAATACAGTGTCTACTAAATTGGGTTGAAAATAGTTCATTTGGGTGTTGAAAAATAACTACATATGTATATTAAAGTATTATTCTATTAAAAACAATATCAATTCATACTATTTATAGAAATTAAAATTTTATCAATTAACCTATCTGCACGATACTGTAAATTCTCTGAAAAATGATTATTATAATTATTTGAAATTTTTTGAAGAATAATTAAAATAAAAAATAAATCTTGAATAGATAGGCTGACATGACTATGTTTAAAAAACTTATGAATGGTTGAGGCCATGATGAATTAAAGAAAAATGAATGGACAATCCATAGATAACCTAGTCAATTATGAATGTCAAATTCTGAGAATTATCAATGAGAATTATGAATGAGAATTTTGATATTGCATATTAAAGGCGATTCATGTAATATTGTAATGTCCATTAACCACAATTATTATGGCTGTCGATCCACTAGACAACAGTAGTGAAAGGTTTTTAACTTTTACTATTGCTGAAATAAAAATCTTAGTCGGTATGATGACTAAGTTGAAAGAACTTTTCCCTATTGAAGGACATTATTACATTCATAAAGCCTGTAACATATTAATCACAATATGTAAGCAACAACTATCTACTGAAGATGTAGACGAGCTAAAAGAGAGATACGGGATATGAATAAACACCTTATATATAAAGCCTTAGAAAATATGGATAGGTTCGGGGGAAGTTTTGTTTCTTCCCTCGCTTTTTGCTATTCACAGGCCGATCCAGATAATCAGACTATTCTTTTTAATGCTTTTGAGCATCTATTCAATAAGTATGCAACTTTTGAAGATGACTAAAGAAGAAGCTGAGAACTTTATCTATAAATGTCTGGTAGATAACGAATCCAAAAAAGATCCAAAAGAAAAATTAACTCGTTTGGATATATGCGATATACTGCACACTGATTTTGAGATTCCTAAGTCTACGGCATATAGATATTACAAAGACTCCTTTAATCTATACAAATGGGAACAGGCTAAACCCGATCCAACAAAAAAGATTAAAGATACAAAAGATACCATACTGGATAGCGTATTAGATGAAGCTGAAAGTTTGTTAGCTGACGGAGATTCTGTTGGTTATTTCAAAGGTATCGAACTATATTCAAAATTACTTACGAGGTTTAAAAAAGTATGAAAAAAATTACCGAAAAAAGAAAATTAGAGTTAAAAGCTGAAAGAGATTTAACTCAAATACTTTACAGAGCTAGAGATAAAGCCGAAGGCTTTTCTGTACCAAAACATACATATCCTGACTTAACAGTTAAGGAAATTCAAAATGTTATTAACCATTACTTATGATTATGGACTCTTTTTTACATAACCATCAATCTGCACTGGACAGCCAGCGTGAAGATGATGCGATCCAATATCTAGAGGGTACTGGGGTTTACCCCGATCCCGATGACAAACACTATCCTATGGAGACAGACTATGATTAAAAAAGTTCTAGTAACTTTATTAGTTACAGTGGACACTGAAGATGAAGAAATTTGTCCCTCTGGCGATCCACTATCTGAAAATGTTGTACTTAATCACATAGATGATGGATTTATAGATCCTGTAGAGGAAATATATACCTCGCATATATCTGATTATGTTGACCATACAAAACGTGTACAAATGAGAATAGACGATTTATACAACGGCTAACTCTTTTAGGTTTTTGTGGTAACGATCCACTCTATCTAAAAATATACTTTCTGATCCTCGCAATTCTAAATTGTTGAGGATTTTTATTTGGGGCTTTCCACTTCTACGGGCTACCACAACCGCACCATATTTAGGCTTTATTCCTGTGAGATGTTGTAGACCTAGACTATACGCTCCAAGTTGATGGCAGAATTGTTCGATCATGTCATCTGACCTTACTTCTTTAGCTGTTTTCCAGTCCACTATGAATGGCCCTTCTCCATCAATGTCTAATAAAGCGTCTGCTGTACCAGCAAATCCGTAGCCTGGTTTATAGACCGAAAATTCTACGGCATGAATGGCCGTTACACGTTCCAGTATGAATGATCGTAAACCTCTTGCGTAGCCTGACGCACTCCAGCTAACACGCGGTGCGGATTCAACTGCTTTCTGTAAGCCCCATTGCGTGACTTTTTTCGGGCAGCGTTCCAATCCATCATCACCTGTTCTCCATATACCACGTTTGTTTGCGTTTTGCCTTGCAAATTTTGCTGCAAGTTTGAGTACAAACTCTGCATGAGAGTGAGCAAGTTTTCCTCGTTCACAGGCAATATCACGTTCCAGATAGGAGTCTGATCTTTTGAGCCAATTTTCAAGGGCATCTTTTGTATGTTGGGGTGCGGTTTCTTTTAAAATATGTGTAACTGAGTGATATACGTTGTTCTTTTCATCGCGGTAGACTCTGTACGGTCCACTATTATCTTGAATGAGGTTCCATGTTCTGAGTGTTGCTAGGGCATTTTGTTTGTCTAGCGTTCCCATGAATGGATAATAAATACACGTTCCCATAATTAATATACAGCAAAATAAAAAAGAGTCAATGGCTATCGGGGCTTACACATACTGAAAGCAACCCGTCAAAGAAACAAAAAGTATGTTGCCCGAATAGCCTGACTCTATGAATGGGATTATTCTTCTTCTTTAAAGGGATTACCACCTTTAAGAAGTCTTTCGAGATCAAACTCTTTTTCTGCTTCCCATGCTTCATCTACAGCTTTAGCCATAGCTTTCTTTAGTGGGGCAGCTTGCACAGTGTACTTTGTGTCTGTGCCTTGTCCTTCACGAGATAAGTAGAAGTCACATTCAGTCATATCTTCGTAATCTTCTAGTTGACTGATTACGTCAAATTGCTGAGTGATTGTTTTTTGAGTCCAAGAGAATACTTGTACACGTTCCAAGTCATAGTTATATATGGGAACTGCGTGAGCTATCCTGCAAGGCTCATTCATCTTGCCATCCCTGGAAAGTGATCTGACGTAGTCATCACCAAGTTTTTCTGTAACATCCTCTGCGGTAGGATCTTCAGCAAAACGGAATGGTTTACGTTTTTCTGGGTTGTTAACTTCGTTACCCCATAGTTCGTAGAACATGAAAGGCTCTTCAGCTAATAATTTGAAACGAACTTTTTGTCCGCTTTTGATACTTGATGGATTCAAGTAATCGTCTTTTGTGCTACTTGAAGATGCAGCATCTTCTCTAGCAACAGTTGAAATGAAAGGCATAATGCGTGTTGGCTATGAAAGCCTGAGTTGCATTACTATTGTAGTACATAGACAAATGATTGTCAATGATATATAATAAGAAAACCCTAAAGGGTGGAGTTCCTTCAGGGTTTCAACATATAGTCTACAGTAGGTATTGTAACACATGAGTAACATAAATTTCATCCCCGAAATTCCATTGACATGGTTGACTTGTCCGATATATGCCGAGGGTGTATTACTACCAAAAAGAAACGAATCGAGTCCAGATAGATATTCTGACGGAAAAGTTCCCTTTGGTAGAGCGTGGAAAGAAGAACTTACAGTGAATGATTCTGCTCTGATGATTGAGCGAGAACCAGATAAGTTCAAAGCTATTGGTGTATTCACAGGTCAGAAATCAGATGGTCTTGTGATATTTGACGTAGACAGAAACTTAGGTGTCATCGAAAAGAAGTGGGGTAAAGATCTCAAAAAAGCACCAAAAGTTACATCACTTAGAAAAAATGCTGCTAAGTTTCTTTTCAAAGTTCCACAGGATCTTGTAACTGAAGTTGCTTCTATCTCACAGACTGCTGCTGGACAGGAAGGTTGGGAAGTTTTATGGGGAGGACAGGGTGTAATAGCTGGTGAATACCACAAAAAAGGTGTAGGTAAAGGTGAATATAAATTAGAAGGCGATCTGTTTGACGTTCCAGTTGCTCCAGAATGGCTACTGTCTCGCATGAAAGATCAGTACAAAAAGAATAATCAGGATGTTGATATTAAATATGTAGATAACAGATGGAGTAAACGTACCAAGGAAGAAAGAGTTGCGATTGTTAGTGGTTGCCTAAGTGTTATCGGACATAAAGGACCTAACCAAGAACATTATTGGTGGGAAATAGGTGCGATGATAAATAATGAACTTCCAGGAATTGAAGGGTTAGAACTCTGGACAGAGTGGTCTAAGAAAGATCCTGACTATGAGCATTGCTGGGAAGAGGGTGAAGATCCTTGTGCTGCTAGATGGTATGCAACTTGGAGAAACGATGGTGCTAGATATAATATGTCGCACCTCATTGAGTTGGCAGATAAGGTCGATCCAGAAAGAAAAAGATTTAAACAGGTTGGGCTAGATAAATTAATCGAAGATGTAGAGGCTATCCCACTTAGATATAAAGAAGAAGTGCTGGATGGTGAAGATCTCATTCAGAGATATATGGACATTGACAATGATCCTAAAAATGAGAACCCTGCACTACATAACCAAGCGGTCCATAAATTAGCTATTGAAGCAAAGCGTGGTAATGCTGCTGAGATTGAGAGATTAGTCGATACTCACGAAATGTTCAATAGAACTAAGGGTCAAAAACCTTTAGCTATTGATGAGCTAGACGATACACCTTTTGAATATCTGATTCCAGGATTGCTACCTAAACCTTGGACTTTATTAGTTCATGCAGATGGTGGTACAGGAAAAACTGCTATGTGTCAGACAGTAGCTAAACATATTGGACATGGAAAAGCGTTTAATGTTTATGGTGCTCTAGTTAACGTGCCAGTTGGTAAGGTGCTTTGGTTGAATGGAGATCAGAATGAAAGGATATTGCGTAGGCAGATGAAACTTATTGGATGTGATAAGAATGTTCGAGTAGTTACTGAATGGGATATGCAGTGGTATAGCAGATTCAAAAAGATGCAAAATAAATATGCTTACGATCTGGTAGTTATTGATAGCTTGGATGGCTGTAATGACAGCAACCCATACGAGGAGAACAGGAGAGAGTATGCGTTACCTATCAAGAAACTTGTTAGACGAAATGGACAGGACTTTCCTGCTTGTTCGATAATTATTATTCATCACAACACCAAAGAAGGAAAGTTTAGGGGAACTACTGCGATTAAAAATGCGGTGGATGAAACTTGGAATATGAAAAAGTTATCAATGAATGATGCTGCTGAGATGGGTCTTACAGCAAATAGCAGATTAGTCAGCGTTGAGAAGTCTAGAGAGGATCGTGAAGGACTTAGAATGATATTTACCCTGCTACCTGATTACACATACTCTATAAGCCCTGCACCAGATCGTACAGAAGAGGTTGTGATAGACACTCCAAACAAACATACCTTGGATATATTGCGTTTGATGAGAACAGAAACTAAACCTTGGTGCGTTAAAGATTTAGTTGAGCACGATACTGTAGGTGGATCACATAGAAAACGTGCCATAGTATATAGCTTAAATAAATTAGAAGATCAGAAATTGATTGAAGAAGTTGACGTACCAAAAACTAAAAGTAGAGGAGGTAGACCATCTAAATTTTATAAAGCTGTTGGAAAAGAATTGCCAAAGTCTTTTAGTTCCCTCGTGCGTGATATACCCCGAAATGATGTGTATAAACCTAATAATGTAGATACTGGAACGGATTTGAACAACAATGATATTTGTAAAAACCCTAATTTTGTAAAAACCTCGGAAGATAGTGAAGGTTTATACAAAGAGGAGGTTAATACAAAACCGATTGTTGTTGAAAACTCTTCCACTGGAACGGAACAAGGTTTATACACCGATGGCTCTGGGTATATAGAAGAAAACCAAAAGTTCTGGGAGCAATAGTAATTGAAACAACCCATAATAAATGTCACTATCTACGAGGAGAAAAACCCCACGGAAGATAGTCCGTTAGCTACTGTGCGTTACACAGAGTATTCAGACCAAAAAAGAAAAAAAGTTCTAAAAGTAAATCAGGTTGAGTATTACGATCCAGCGTATTTTCATAGTCAGGTTTTACAGGCTGTTAGTTTTGGACTTGATGTTTCAATATGCACACGGCTCAGTATAAGTACTTTACAAAAAAAGTTAAGTTACTGGACAAACTAATCTATTGTGCTACAATAATGGAGCATATTTATAGGTTCTTCCATGACCTCAACAATTACAAAACAAGAATATTCTGTCTATTACGGAATATCAGAATTAAAAAGATTGCAGACTGCTCACAGTCTTGCGTTTGATACAGAAACATTACAGCTACAACCAGAAGAAGGTAAACTTCGACTGATTCAGTTGGGGTCTTTTTCTTCTCGAACCATAGTAGTTATTGATTGCTTTGAGTTAGAGCGTAGCGATTGGAACTATCTTGAAGAATTTTTCAGTAGTACCAATAGATATTGGCTGGCACACAACGCAGTGTTTGATCTTGGTTGGCTACAGGAACATGGCATATATCCCGAAGGATTTGTGCGTTGCAGTATGTTAGCCAGCAGATTACTCACAAATGGTATTCCACAGACTAAGCATGGTCTTGATGCACTAGCTAAAAGACAACTTGATATGAATATATCTAAAGAACAACAGAAGTCTGATTGGGGTGCTGAGTACCTATCCAAAGAACAGTTAATCTATGCTGCGAAAGATATTGAAGTACTACTTGAATTAGATCAGGTATTGGACAGAAAAATAAGAAATGCACAGTTAGATAGAGCTTATACATTGGAATGTAGGGCACTTCCAGCTATGGCACAGATGTGGAGAGTTGGGTTACCTTGGAATAGAGAAGAATTAGAGCAGTGTCGTATCGACTATGAAGATGACATTAAAGAACTTGGTAATGAATTTATTAGAGAACTTGATAATGACTTACCACCTGGAAAAAAGTTGCCTAGAAATGAGGATGGCTCGTTCAATCTTCGTGCGAAAGACCAAGGATCAAAGAGACTAGGAACTAAAAAGTATGCTGGATTCAATATTAAAAGTTCTAAGCAACTACTAGAAAAACTTGAATTAGTTCTTGGTTATACACCAGTGAACAATGATGGTAAACCTAGTGTTGCTAAAGATGCTTTGAAAAATTGTGCTGCTGATTCTCCTACGATCCAAACACTTATGACTTGGAAACGTAGAGAAAAACGTAGACAGATGATTGAAAGCATACAAGATAAGATGTCAGACGATGGATTTGTTAGAGCATCATATATGCAGCTTGGGGCAGATACAGGAAGAATGTCCAGTATCAAGCCAAACAACCAGCAGATACCAAGAGATTCAGAGTTCAGACAATGTGTGCAAGCTCCCCAGGGTTGGAAGATTGTTGATGCTGACTTTTCACAGATGGAGTTACGTCTTGCTGCTGCATTGGCTAAAGACAAGAACATGACTGCTGCATTTCAGCGTGGCGAAGATTTACATGACTATACGGCTGAACAGATGGGATGTGATAGACAGATTGCCAAGTCTGCTAACTTCGGTTTGTTATATGGTGCTGGTGCTGAAGGTTTACGAAAGTATGCTGGAAGCAGTGGTGTCATCATGTCCAACGATGAAGCTGTAAAGATTCGTGATAACTGGCTCACTACATATAGTGGCATTAGGGATTGGCAGAGAGAGATGAACTATCTTTCACGATCCACTGAAGGAGATGAATGGCCTGAGACTAGAGTTCCAGTATCTAATATGCGTAGATTCTTGAAAGGCGATCTTAATAGAACTACTGTTAGATGTAATACACCGATCCAGGGTGCTGGTGCCGCAATATTAAAGTGTGCATTAGGTAATTTATGGGTCAAAGTCAAAGAAACAGGCGAAGATAAAGTAAGGATTGCAGCAGCCGTTCACGATGAATTGATTCTTCTTGTTAAAGAAGATTTAGCAGATGAATGGGCTGAGATTCTTAAAACTACAATGGAAAATGCTGAAGCAAAGTGGTTGGGCGATGTTCCTGCACTAGCTGAAGTGTCTATTGGCGATAGATGGAGCGAGGTCCACTAAATAAATGAACAGACTCCCTTTACATAAGTTGGGGGATTTTATAGAAAAAAGAGGTATGTCAGTCTTAGGGCATTGTTACAAATGCAATAAGATCGTTTACCGCACCCAACAAGAAGCCAAGAAAGAAGCATCAGACATGAGAAAACGAGGTAAAAATCATGCTTATGCTTATGCTTGCCCAAAAGGAAATGGATGGCATCTAACATCCATGAAACCACGGAGTAAACCAACTCCAAAAATAAGAAAATCCCCACAAAAAAGTAAACGAACTAAAAGGAAAGAACCATGATTGGTATTTGCAAAAATGAACACGGTTGGTATATCTCCAAGCATAATAAACAGCTTGGAGTAAAATACTACAAGACCTTAATGGAGGTAATGCCTGTTGCCTATGCAGAAGAATATTCGAGCAGATCTAATGAAGGATCTGTACAAAGAGATTCCAAAAGCAACTACCAGAGATCTGGGTAGTATCATTGATTTTCTGAAAAAAGCTAGAGAAGTCCGTGAGGGAAAGACTAAAAAACGCAGGGAAGCTAGAAAAAAGTATGTGGAAAAGCAACTTGAGAAAGCCGATTTGCCGATTTGGTGGTAGAGTAGTACAAGAACAACATTGTAAATGGCTCTCAAACACGGAAACAAAAGCTATTATCAGGTACTAATCGACCCAAATAGAGCAGAACTTATAGAAAAGGTAGCTGACAAAGAGGGTATGCGTGGTACTGCATGGGTTAGAAAAGTAGCGTATGAGGCTTTACAACGTGAATTTACTAGCTCAGAATATAAAATTGCTGAAGCCAAAGATGAGTTGATGTGGAGAGAATCTGTACAAAGACGAATTGACGGAAGAAAGCAGAAAGATTAAAACAACTATTATGTCTATTTATTTTCGATCATCACTAGGGATTGCTTTCCCGAAAAGTCCTTACATCGGACAAATTTATTACGATCCAGACTTAAAGAGAACCTTCAGATATGAAGAAAAAGATTTTGGAGATTGTATCCTCAAATCCACTATTGATTGGTTTCACTGGGTCGATATTACAGAAAAAGACATTATCTAAATACTGTGCCAAAAGGTAAGTATTACGAATATCAAATCAAACGTGCTGCACTAGATGACGACTATCTTATGGGTAATATTGATGAACTTCAATACACTAAAGAGTCACTTGATCTAGACCTTAAATATGAAAAATACATTCAACGCAAAAAATGAAAAGAATAACATGGGTCGAGTGCCCAGGCTGTAAGATGTACAGCGATCAGAAGGTTGTCCGTTCTGAAAGAAATTCAAAATTTATAATCATTCGTAGAAGAGAATGTTATGAATGTGGACATAGATGGGAAACGATCCAATATCCTGAGATGATAGTTTCTAAGCAACAGGCAGCCTACGCTCGTTGCGAGTGATTCTTTTGGTGCTGTCTTATCTGTCTTATAAGTTTTACTTTTTCTACAAATAAACGAAATTTGTAAAATAATTTATTTTTAATTGGTGGTGTCTGCAATACAGCTAATTTTGCTTCAAGCTCCAGCATACGCATCATTGCGTTAGATAGCACAATTTCGGTTCTTGCATGATTCTTCATCATATCTATGCAAAAAGCCTTTAACTTATCTATATCATCACAACCCATAACTTCTCTACATCTCATTTCAACTGCTAACTGTGTCTCCATCGGCAGAGGAGTTGAGATAAATCTTATGAAGCTGTCATTTTTCATATCATTGAAGATTAGTTGTAGATCCTGGGAACATTCTGGCCTCAATAAATTCAACTGCCTGATCGTCTATTGAGTTGTCTGTCTGTTTAGCTATTGCTTTTAGCAGATCCACAATCAATCTTTTCATCGCTTTTGACTTGATGAATATGAGAAGAATAGGTTTTAGAATCTTTACCATTTGTATGTAGCGTCTACTTCTACTTTACCGCTATTTGCCAAACTTGGCCTCAATCCTTATATTTATAGTATATCACTAAGATTATGGCAACTCAAGACCCGAAAACCGACCCAGAAATAGAAGAAAAGGAGGAGAAAGAAAGTCCTTCTATATTATCCAACCTTGTCCAGATGATTATACTTTTTTGGAGTTTGGCAGTAATTTCTTACGCATATTTTGGAAATTCAATCAAACAAATTGATACGACCTTTGCTGCTGGATTACTTTCGGCAGTAATGTCTAATATGGGATTACAGGTGAAAAACAACGCAAATGGCAAAAAGAGGCCATTTAATGTAGTATCTAATAAAGACACTAATGTTGGTATCAGTAAAAAATGAAGAAATTACTCCCTTTACTACTGTTATTATCAGCACCAGCTTATGCTGATATAACTTCAAAATTTACATCAAGCGTAAGCGTAAAAGTTGACGCTGCTATGACACAAGCCACAAGGATTGGTGCATCTTATAGTGCGTCTGGAAGCAATATTGGGACAAGTGATGAAAACGATCAGATTGGAGGACTAACTGTAAGTAATGGTGCGGTTACTTTAAATGCTGGAGATTACTCTATAAATGGATGTGGAGAAGATCCTGCTAACTGTGCAAGTACATGGTCACTAACAGAATCATTCACAGCAGCAGATACAATTCCAAGCAGCAACAGCACCATTACTGCTGGAACAGTTCCTAATTTTGGTAGCGTAATCTCAACTGTAGCTGGAAGTGGAGATGGTTTTGCTGGATCTATTACATCAGGTCACGGAATTACAGGATTACATGAAGGAGATTCGGGTTCTACTGTTACAGGACAGTTTGTAACGGAGTTAACTATAAGATGATTTATGAAAAAGCTCTTATTGTTGCTTCTGTTGTATGCCATACCTGTTAAATCACAGCCTATTGTGCCCAACTTCACAACGGGGACACTTAGCAGCACCACGAATACAACAACCTCAATCAGTGAGACTATTACTTCTACAGATTATTTTGGTAATTCTTATGAGTACACTGTTACTGGATTGGGAGTCACAACCGATGGATCAGTCGCTCCAAATACAACGGATGTTACAGGGACTATAAACGGAGAGAGTCAGACATGGACAGGACTAGATTTATCGACAAACAACAAACCAGTATTTACTCTAGCCGATCAAACTTCTGGGAACGCATTTCAATTTACAGAAACTTATCGTGGCCCAGGTGGGGTATCAAACGTGACCACGATCCAAAGAAATATAGAGTCAACCAGCGTAGTCACAAGTACCTCAGTGTTCTCTCAATAGTTCTGCTATCTCCTGCACAGGTTTTAGCTAATGCTGTTTCTCAATCAAATAATGGTTCCGTTACGAATATGGCTGTACAAACGCTTACAGGTAATATGACAACCAATCAGTATGGAGGAAATATTGTATGCCAAGGGCCAACTCTATCTATTAGCCCATTTACCACTTTTGGAGCGAATTATTTGAAACCTTATCGGGATTATTATGAAACACCCTTCTACGATCCAACAGATGCTAATGACGATGGTGTGCCAGATAACCCAGGTAATGTGCTTTTTAATCAAAAGAATTATTCTGGAACGAATAAAGATAGTTATGCTTTGAACTTTGGAATATCAGCTACGTTTAGTATTCCGTTAGATAGAGGTTTTCAGAATCAATGTAAGTCTGCTGCTGATACACAAATTTCTATACAAAAGCAAGTGTTGGAGAACAAAAGACTTGATTGGCAGATAGCAAGAATCCGTGAATGTGGAAAGTTGAAACAGGAGGGCATAATGCTAACTACTGATAGTCCATTTTTTAATATCTGTAAGGATGTTTATTTAGTGCCGAAGGCTAATCAAGTTATCCCACATACTCACAAATTAAAGTAGATAAGCCACGGGTATTAAACTCATCTACGGATTATTATTCTACCTTATCTTTTTTCTTTGTCAGTCTTTTTACGATATTTTTTATAGCTGGTTTGATTATATTGAGAATAATAGGAGAACTCGCAGCCACAAGACCGATAACAGCAGTAGAAACAATAGTGCTCGGTTCTGGGATGTATTGATCCACAAAAGGAACGTCTTCATATAGAGTGATGCACTCAATCCCATCATCACCTCTTTCATGTCCGATGACACGCTCTAATCGTTTTTCGTTACGAAAGTCTCCTACTCTTTGATCTTTGTTACCTGGGCAGGGTTCTATTTTTATAGTTTCCTTTTCTTTTGGAATATCGGGAATCTCAGGTGTCTGAGGTTCTGGAATATTAGCGTTATTTACAGGTTTTTCTTGTTTTTGCTCTACAATCTCAATCTTTTTTCTGTCATAATTTATTGGAACGAAAGAAGGTATTTTGCCTTCGGGACAGCTATAAAACGCTCCATTTATATCATCTTCAATTATTTGTGTATTTTTTATACTCGCATCTCTGTGAGTTTTGACGCATCCAGGTAAATCTATATTTGGTAAAGGTACATTCAGATTTGGTAATGGAGTAGAAATATAGGTATTGACATTGATCTGTGGGATCTCTGGTATTTTTATCTCACGAATCTCCATCTTCTATATCTCCTATAGAAATAGACCAACCATCTTCCCCAAAAGTACCTTTTTCTATAATTTTTGGTCTTTTTACCTTTTTATCTAATTCTTCGTGATATTTTTTTATGTCATTATCTAGTTCTAAATTAAATCTTTGCATCCGTAACCAAGTAATTACTTTATCAACATAGTATTTTATTAGCTTTTTTAAGAAACCAAAGATCATTAGTCGTAAGCATCTCTTCTTTTGTAGACTTCTACATACGAGTCGCATTTGGGACAACTAAGATTCGTAACCATTGAGTACTCTTGGTATAGTACAGGTTGGAAATCTTCCTCAATATCTGCATCTGCACCCCAAATTAATTCAGTTTTACAGTGCCAGCAGTTCATTTTTTAGGCATAGGAATAGAAGGACCAGATATATCAGGCATTGTATTGTCTAACACTTTGGGCATCAATGTTTGCACATTTGCCATAATTTGATTCATCATCTTTGCTTTAAACTGCTCTGATGTGAAGTATTTATAAGCAAAATACGTTCCACCACTCATGGAAGCTACCATTACAAATGAAACTATGCTAAGAATATTAGCAATTTTTTGAAACATGATTAAATTTGCAATTTTAAAAGCACTATCTTTTTCAAGTGTGCTTGTATTACTGCTTATTGTAGCCCTATCCCCTCTCTACGTCACTATGGGGTTAATGACAAGACAAATGCAAGAAAAGGTTAATTAATCAGCAGCTTCGGGTTCGTTGCCATCTATAGCTTTCCATTCAAGGTACTTTTGGTAATCCCTGTTTCCTTCATCAAATGGAATAAATTTTGTATTAGAATCTTCGTCAACAATTTTTACACTTTCTTCTTTGTTTGAAAAAGGGTTTTTTACTAATTTGTAAATTGGATTAGTTGGAAATGCCATAATTTAAACCTCTGCGTTTGCTTTAATACCTGTACCAGCAGAACCAGTTGAACTAGCTGTGTAATAATAACAACTTAGTCTAGTAATTTGAGAAATGCTTGTTAAGTTTCCAGAGGTTGTAGTTTCTGAAACTGTCGGTGTTGCTCTCATTTCTACTGGAAAAAACATATTATTTATAGCATTACTTCCATATGCACAAAGATATAAGGTAGCTGTATTTTGAAAATAATATCTCTGACATAAAGCAAGCTCCTCTGCATAGCTGCGGAATTGGAACGAGGTGGCATGATCTGAAACCTCAATCTGAACTCCTGTAAGTTCAAATGTCGCATCATCTGTTGTGTACCATGTGGCGGTGTAATCGGGTACTCTTACAGAACTATTATAGGCTGACCAAGTATTAAGACTAATAGAACCTGTATATCCTGTTCCAAGATAAGGAAAAATGTTTATCTGAAAACCATGTCCAGTATCATTGTCAAAAGTAAGATTAGAATTACCGGGTATTGTTTTAGTTACTTTTGTCCAAGTATTAGCACTTAAAGAACCAGTTTCAAAAGGATATAAATAATTTGAACCATCAACAGTTCTTACATAACCATAAAAATTTTGTGCAACACTTGATTTTACCCAAAATTGTACAGTTATAAAACTAGATGTTGATGTATAGTTCCAACCACTATTAGCAATATCCTGTGCTTCAAAAAGACTTTGAATCCAAATATATTTTGCAGAGCCACCTCCACTTGTTTGGTTGCCGTTAGTAACTTTTAAACAATTTCTAAATCCAGAATCATAAGCTCCACCACTTGTTACGCTTCCTTGAGCCTGAGTTGGTGCTTCATCAACTCCAGTATGATACATTCCAAATCTATCAACAGTTGCAATGCCACTTGTAGTAGATGACGTTGCTCTTTGGGCTATTCTAAAATCTCCGTTAATTACCAAATTTTTGTTTGTTCTGTTTGTAAGATTGGCAGTACACGTTCCATCAGTATTATTTATACTGATAGCAGCCGAGCTTGCACTTACGCCTTTGATTGAATTAACTTTTAATTCAGACATTTTAACTAGGTTCAGTTGGGAAAGTGACAGATGACATATCTAAATGACCATCTGCCCCTATTTTAGGCGATGCACTTGCTGGTAAATCTCTAAGTGCTTGCCTATAAGTTTTCCAATCATCTGACATTGTAGGGGAATCTGAAAAACTCATCCAATCTGTTTTTGCTAATCTTGCATTTCTTTCTACTCTTAAAAGTCTCATAGGTTCTGCATTTGTTAATCTTAATAGCTCTGCTTCTATTTCAGCATCAGTTGGGATGGTTTCGCCTTCATCCCATACAAAACCAGAATAATCATCATCTTCTGCACGATAACTCCATTGTTTATTAGGTTTTAAACTTGCAAGTGCATCTACTTTTTTATAAAACATTATGTATCTCCCAAGCGAATAAATGTAACACCATTTCTGAGTGCATTAGAATCTCCTGAGTATTGAACATTAGCAGTATTGTAGGCTCTTAATGCAAATCTATATGTGCTTGCATTTTGTACATCAACTATTGCCTGTAAGTGCATATGATGATAACCATTATTCGTATTAGTAATCTGACCATATGAAACAGTAGAATAGTTGCTACCACTATCTGAACTCATTCGCATTTGAACACCACAATAGCTTGCAGAAGTATTCATTGTATGTTGGCTCATAATAAAATATATACCAGTTTGTGGAAAAGTAAATATGCCACTTGACTCTGTCATGCCAGTTCCTATCTGTGCAAAAAAGAAATCACTTCTTTCCCAGTTGCTATCTATTACTTGACCATTGGTTTTATTATTATCATTTGTTATATTCCATTGATCTGCCATTGTAATTCCAGCAGATATTCCAGTTAAAGCTGAACCATTTAAAGCTGGTAAATTACCAGAAAGTTTTGTTGCATCAAGCGTACTTTGACTTGTGACAAGCTCCCCATCTGCAATATCGGGCAAGCTAATTACTCTGTTGTTACTAGAAGAAGAGGGTGCTTGGATACTTATAGACCCACCCCCGGAAGCTGCGTTTAGTTTAATCTTTGCTGTCATGGTTTAGGATACTTGTCTTTGATAGCTTTGATAGTAGTTTTCCAGCCAGCTACACCACTATGATAAATGGTATCAAGCTGATCTTCAATACTTGGATATTCTGCTGCTCTATTTCTTGAATATTCAAGGGCTGCATATTCACTATTTAATGTGGTTCGTGCAGCGTCAATATCAGACTGGACAAGTGTTATTTGTGTGCCATCTGCTCTAAATGCTCCTGTAGAATCATCAATTTTTGTACAGTCTGGATACGCTTTATAAATAGCTTCATGGTCTAAAATCATGGTTCTATCTCCGTTAATGTAAGACTTGAATAACCTCTTACATAATAAACAGTTGCACTATTTGTATGATCTCTATTTAGGTAGATAGTTTTATTTGTACTAGAATCATGGCTGAATCTATAACTGTAAGTTATTGGACTTGTGCCTCCTGCTGTATCTAGATATTCATGTGTAATCGTAGAAACTCGGCCAGAACTAGTTACATAAGTAGCAGCAGAAACTTGTTGCCTTACACTTGAATCCCCTCTTGCTGCATCAAGAACTGAGCCAGCTTTAAATAATTGTGCAAAAACTTGTTTATCATCACTTATACCTACCATCAAACTAGCTCTGATTAATATTAAATTACTAGCATTAGATGGTGTGATAGCTTTAGAAATAAGATCGCCTGTTAAACCCGAAGAGTTATCATTCGTACCTGCACCTACAGTTTCACTAGCAGTATTTTTTTTAGACTCTTGAACAACTTGTAAAACTTTTCCACCAGAAGCAATACCAGTAATACCGCTATTTGTAATCGCCATTCTTTCAACACCACCAGTTGAAAACTTGATAGTGTCAGCAGCAGGGAATGTTATGCCAGTATTACTATCCGTTCCAGTTAAGGCAGGAGCAGATACGCTTCCATCAACCCCAGAAATACCAGTAGTGCCGTTAATGTTTAATGCCATAATTAAAGAATAACAAGGATTGCACCAGATGGCACTGTAACAGTAACACCTGAATTTATTGTAGGGCTTACTGTGTGTGCATTTTTATTGGCAGTTAAAGTGTAATTCGTTGTAACAGCTTGGTCACTCTCGAAAAACACCTGATCTGTGCCACCTCCAGTAGCTCCAGCACCTCCACCAAGTTCTCCCCAACCTGTATTTTTATACCCTTCAAACCTGTTTTGATCTGAGTTATATCTAAATTGTCCTACTGCTGCTGTTGGTGCTCCAGACTGTCCAGGTTGCTGTGCATCAGTACCAACAGGAACTTTTAAAAATCCAGTAGATGACATCGTAACATCACCTGTCATCGTAGGGCTTGCTGCTACAACATGACCTAAATTATCTAAACTAATATTTCCTATGGTTACGTATGCGTTATTTGCTGCGTTTCTTATCTTGAATAATGAACTTCCTGTATCAATGTGTGGCTGAAAAGCTGAGTTTATTGATGGATCGCCAGAACCGCTATTTAAAGAGTTGATAGCAGCAGTAATTTGATTTAATTTTGTTCGGACAGCAGCACCCGTTCCATTATCAATGACATACCCTGCCCCACCTGTGTTATCAACTCTAGCCATTTAGAAAAGTAACATTGCTCCTATTATACTATCCTTTTCCAAAACCAACAGCAGCAAATACAAATTGCTTACTTATAGAAGCATTTGATGAATTTTTAAAATGTATCTGAAAATTACTTGCAGTTATATTTGATATTTCAAAGAAATCACCAGAAGCTAAGTTCTGAGCAGTGACATTAACTGTTGGTAAATGTTGATTAAGGGTTCCAAGTGCAGACGTTCCAACAAAAAATGGAGAGCTAAATGGAACTGTGGTTACTCCTGCTGATGAAGTGATAGTTTGACCAGTTCCCTGATCTATTCTTTTTTCTAATTTTGCTGAATAACCTAACTGAAATACTCTAATATCCTGTGCTGGATCATTACTGGTAAGAACTGTTCTAAATTGAAAACCTCTTGCCTTGAATGTACCGCTTGTAAAGTTTTGAAAATCACTGTATGTAGGCGAACCAGAAGGATCATCTTGTGTGGTGCGTACAAACAGTTGAGCATCTACATCATTAGCATCTGTTCCATCAAAGTCTGTCCAAGTATCTACATTTGCAATTCTTGAATCAATTAAATCTGCTGGATAAAAACCTTCTGTTTTGAAATGCCTAACTAAATCAAGACTAAATACTGCACCTAAATCTAAAGTAGATGCAAAATCATAAGTACCTAATGGAGATATTCCTCCAACATCATCTAGTGATCCAACAGCATCAAGATCAGCAATATTATCAAATTGTCCTGCACCAGTTAAGTTAAGAGAATTTGTTGTTGCATCAAAAGCTGTATTAACCTTTGCACCCTGAAACTTGGGATTATCTAAATCTTCTCTTCTGGTTTGAACAAGTAACTCATCAGTTACTTCTGGGATATTTACAACAACACTGGCCTCTCCTGCACTAAATCTACCACCATCATCTTGAAATTTAAGAATATACTCTCCAGTGATAGCAGGAACTATTGCTTCAGTTGAGTTTCCTGGAGCAGCTTCTATTAAATCAACAGCTTTCTCAAACGTACCAGTGCCATCAGTTCCAGAACTATCGTGTCTAATGTAAACTAAACCACCATGAGTAACATCAATATCTGTTGATCTGTTCCATTTCAAGCGAATCAATTTACTATTTATCGGTTCAGCAGTAAGCCCCGTCATGTCTGCTGGAATAGCAGTTTTTCCTGCAAAATCTTTTGTTAATGTAGCTGGCTCTGCTGATGCTTCTAATGCTGCATTTAAACTAAACACCCTAAACTCATAATTCCCTTCACTTGCATCAAATATTGTGAAATCTGTTCCCATAACAGTGGTGCTAACGAAGTTTCCGTTATCCTTTCTGTACTGAATCCTGTATTGGCTAACACCTCGAACAGCTTCATAATCAAGAATAATTTTTACTTTTGCTTTTTGATTTTCAACATAGAACTGTTGAGTAGCACTCAGACCAGTAGGAGCATCTTTTAGTTCATTTAATATCGTTACATTTCTAACAGGAAGGGGAGTTCCATCTTCAATAAATGCAAACTTTCCTGAATTATAAGCCGTTCCAACGATGGCATAATTATCCTTATCTTCAGTTACGCTGACAACTCTCCATTGAGTAGTTTCTAGTGTGGTGTTACTTAAAATCCATACACTATTTGCATTTGGAGCCGATGAAAAAGCGGAAGATACTGTAATAACAGCACCAGAAATGTCACTTACAGGCTTAGTTTCTACCGATCCATCGGATAAGATAACGCTAAGCGTTGGATTGTTTGTAGCGTCTAAGTCTGTATCTTCTGTATTATCTACTGTGACAGTTGTTGTTGTTGCTGACTTTATTCTTCCTCCTCTTCTTAGTCCTGCCCTTACTGGATCACTTACTTCGATAACTTGCCCAGGTCTTACAACAACTCCTTCTGATAAACCAGTAGTAAAATTAATTGTTTCAGTAGAATTTTGTTCTTCAAATAATAAAAATCTGCCTAATCTTCTTGCCTGACCTCTTGAACTACAACCAAAGCCAGTAATTTTTTTATGTAATACACCATATTTATTTTTTGCTGCTACATCTTCTACAGTTTCAAAGTCTAATTCTTGATTTTCCATATCAAAATATGACACAGAAACTACAGTTGCCCTTGTTTTAAGACTTGTACCAGAATATCCAAATCCTGCTGATGTTACATTTGATAAATTGAACAGATAGCTAGGATCTGTAGGTCTATCTTGTGAAATTGTAAGAGAACCAGCAGTCCAGTAGCTTATTGATCTCATTACAGAAGTAAGGGAATTTACAACTTCATACGCATCCGATCTTGCTTGCAAAATAGTATTGCAGCTAAATCTAGGTTCTTGTCCTCCTGCTCCGTCATCTACCAACTCTGAACAATAAACAGAAGCACTATAAAAAGCATATTTATCAAGTTGAGCTTCTGTAATATGATCTCCTAGTCCATATCTAGTATTTGTTAACAAGTCAAATAGAATCCAAGCTGGATCAGAACACCAAACTTTAGTTGTAGTAAGCGTTCCATTAAATGTTCCTGTGTAAGTTATTCTTCCTGTTGCAGCTTCTACAGTTCCGTTTTGAGGTATTTTTATTTTTACTCCACGAACTTTATACATTCTTCTTGGAACAGATGAAAACTGTTCCGAGTCAAACCTTAATGCTGCATGAGCAATATCAGGATAAGGTCTTTGCTCATCAATAATTTCAGTAAAAGATTGAAAGAAAAATTCATTTCTTAGTCTTGCTGGATCTTCAGCATCCGCAGTTACTCTAGTTACTTGAACTGTTATAGGAAAGTTCAGTCCAGAGGGGAGATCAATTCTATAATCTCTGTTATACGCTGAAGAACTTCTTCCTGTAACTGTGTCAGATATTGGAGTGCTTGTCGTTCCATTATTTTGAATAATTTTTATAGTTAAATCTACTGATGTACCATTAATATCTCCATTGCTTTCAAACTTTTGTAATCCATTAAAACGAATAGTAACTCTAATAGCATTGATATCGGAGTTTGTTATCTGTCTTGATATTGGAGTTCCATTTTCTACCTTTGATCCGACATTAGTTTCAGATTCAATATTGGCAATACCAGAGATAAATGTTTGATTTGACGTACCAAATCTAGGTTCAAACTCTACATCCCTAAAGTTGAAATCGGTAGCTTGAGTGTTTGTTGGATCGGCACTAGCTCTTAAAACTGGAGTTTTTCCTAGAAATACATCTTTTAATGCTGCTGTATTGTAGTTAGCTGTGCCTTTTGTAAATGCTGCTGCTGATGGAAAGCCTTCTATTTCACCTTCACTAAGAACATCAACAATAGTCGCAAATTGTTTACTCGATAAGGCATTAGAAGGTAGCGAGGAATCAACTACTACATCATCTTCAGAGCGATTAACAATTCCCATTTACGCTGTACCTTTTATCTGTACTGTATCAATTCCTGCTGATACTACTAGAGAACCAGCAAAAATTTCTCCATAAATCACAGGTATTGCTGTTCCTGCTCTTGATGTATTCTGCACTCCACTAAATGAAAAGTTCTGCGATTGTGGATCTTCTGAAACCCCTGGAGGTTGTGGAACAGGAGTAAGCATCTGTGCTGCTCCTGATAATGCTAAATAAATACCAAAGTTTCCTGCTGCTGCTGCTAAAGCACTAGGAACTGCTCCTGTACCTATAAATCCAATACCGCCACTTCCAAGAGCAAAACCTGCACCTCCAGAGGCTATGGCAACTCCGATTAGTGCAACTCCAGCTAATACTCTTCCTAATCTTCTAGCACCAGCAGCTACAGGTACTATTTTTATTTCCTGTTCGCCCATTGGGTCAAATAATTGTGTCTCATCAATATCATTTTTTCCCACTTTTACACAATAATTTTGTTCCTTCATGTGTCGTTCCAAATTGGGGAAATTTGCCAGTAAAAATTTAAAAGTATCAATAGGTGTTTTAACCTCTGCTTCAAATGTACGCTCTCCAAGGAATTTAGCTAACCTTCCGTAAACTTTAATTTTACTGAGCATAGCGATACCTCTTCTTTGTCCATTCTATATACTTTTGGTCATAAGTTTCCCTGCAACTAAGTCTTTTCACACAATGATGAAGAATAGTTTGATCTCCAATATAGACAGCAGCATGATCTAAAGTTCCCTGTCCTGAGTCCATAATAAAAACATCCCCAATTTCTGTTTCAACATTATCATCTATTTCTGTGAAGCCCAATTTAGGTAGAGCATATTCAAATAAGGGTGATTCACTAAATTCTTGAGGGCTTTTAGGCCGTTTCCAATGTTTTATTTCTATATTTTTCTTTTCTTTATACCAATCAGTAATTAAACTCCAACAATCTTGTATATCCCATACCCATTGTCTGCCTATTAACCCTTTTTGATAACCAGATGGTTCAAAATAATGCCATTCTTTTGTTTCTGGGGTGACAATATAAAAAGGTAAATCTAAATACTCACAACTTGCGAGATCAGCTTGACTAGGAAATGGTGGTATTTGTGGATGGCTATGAAAAACAGCGATAACTTCGCCAGCATCTTCAGCTTTTATCCAATCATCGGGATCAATAATAAATTGTTCACCTAAATCTTCTGCAAGATTTTTACAGGGAAAATACTTTTCTTTACCTTTATAGACAGTTAATAAACCACACGCTTCATGTGGTGCATCTTTTTCTGCGTGTTTAAGTGCAATATCCTGCCAAGTCATCCAACAAACGTACCAATGCCAGGGAAAATATCTCTAGTGGCAATCCTCTTTGGTAATTTTACGTTTACCAAGTCTAATGCTGATACTGCTTCCCATTGAACAATATCTCTATTTTCGCTCACTTTTCTGTCTAAAAAATAAATCTCTTGAGGAAATTCTGCCGTTGGATCGGGAGTACCAAATGGATTAGATTGCGTGGTGGAGGATGAAGTTGTTGTTTGCTGGATAGTATTTGGGTTATTCATTGTGATTGTATTACCCATATTATTTCCATGAGTTTGGCAATAATATCGAAGATCATTTGGAGCAGAAGGATAAGCTGGAGAATAAGTTACAGTTGCATCTGTGCCTAAAGTTCCTGCATTTACAGTAGTTTGCTGCCCACCAGCATCAGATTTTATTCTCAAAGGATGGTTTACATTAGAGCTATGAGATTGATTAAAAATATAAGTTGAACCACGTTTCATTGTTATAACTGGCTTTTGAACCCCATTTATTGCAAAAACATTTGCACCACCAGAATCTTGAACTACTGTGACAGTATATGTGACAGTTTCCCCGTCAGCAGGATCGGCTACAGTCTGAGTTGATGTACTTG